AGGGGTTACTGCCTACCTCACACTAGATGGTTCCGCAGGATATATGTGGGCATCTAAAGCAATTAGATTTGCCGATAATGTAAATGCTCAGTGGGGTGCTAGTGCAGATTTGGTGCTAAGACATAATGGTACGGTATCTTACGTTGAAAACTACACTGGTAATTTAGAGATTAAGCAACACGCAGATGATAGTGACATAATTTTCTCATGCGATGACGGAAGCGGTGGTTCAGCCCAATACATTGCTATAGATGGTTCGGCAGGATTAACTCAATTTGATAAGGATGTTAAATTTACAGATACTATAAAAGCTACTTTTGGTAATAGTGGTGACCTTCAAATTTATCACGGTGGTGGTAGTAGCAGGATAGATGACAACGGTGATGGTGGTTTATATCTTAGAACAAATGGCCCTGCTATTTATTTTCAAGACATTGATGGTAATGCGCTAGCACAGTTTACTGATGGCGGTGCTTGCTTCTTAATGTACGATGGGGCTACTAAGTTCCAGACATCTTCAACAGGAGCCACATTAACTGGAAATCTTGTTATGGGCGGAGGGCAAGTAAAGTTTGCCGATAGTGGTCATGTAATGCTTGGAGATTCCAATGACCTTCGACTATATCACGATGGTTCAAACAGCCACATACAACAAGTAGGAACAGGTGCTTTAATTATAAGCCACAGTGTTGATAATGCTGATGTTAGGTTGCAAGCCTCTACTGAAACTAACTCTACTGCGGTTGACTATATAATACTAGATAGCAGTCAGTCTTCTATTCGGATGAAGCGGAAGGTAAAATGGGATGATGACATTCACGCTACTTTTGGCGATGGGGAGGATTTAATAATCAAACACGTATCAGATAATTCATATATCGAAAACATTACAGGTCATTTGTACATTACAAATACAGCCGATGATTCAGACATTGTTTTCAGAAGCGATGACGGTTCTGGTGGTGTATCTGAGTATTTCCGTGTAGACGGAGGTGCTAATAATGTAAACTTTTCTACAACTGCACATTTTAATGATGGAGCTTATGCCGCTTTTGGTGCAGGACATGACTTACAAATTTGGCATGATGGTACTAATTCTAACATCCAAAATAATACAGGTGATTTAGCAATTATAAATACTTCGGATGATAAAGACATTCATTTTAAATGCGATGATGGGTCTGGCGGAGTTACTACGTACTTCTACTTAGATGGAAGTTACGGAGGAACAGTCTTTAATAGAACAGCAACATGGACAGATAATGACCGTGTTGAATTAGGTACTGGAAGTGATTTGCGGTTATATCACAATGGAACAAATAGTTATATTGAAAACACTTCAGGTGATCTTTATATTCAAAATAGTGCTGATGATAAACGTATAAGATTTGTTGGTGATAATGGGGCAGGAGGTACTGCTGCATATTTTGATATGCAAGGATCATTGGCGACTCACGATGGTAGTGCTACTACTTCTTTACTAACTCTTTGGTATGACAATTCTAAAATTGGTTTTGGTAATGGTGTTGATATGCAGATTTACCACAGTGGAACAAACTCTTTCTTCTACAACCAAACAGGAGATCTTTATATCCAGCAAGCCACTACTGACAAAGACCTCATTTTCCAATGCGATGACGGCAGCGGTGGTTTAGAAACCTATTTCTTCTTAGACGGATCATTATCTGGAGGAGATCCTTTTACAGTATTCCCAGATGATTCATATTTAGCTTTCGGTCCTGACGCAGACATGACTCTGCACCACGATGGAACGGACTCAAAGATCCGTAATCAGACTGGCAATCTTGTTATCGAACAAAATGCCAACGATAAAGATATTGTCTTTAAGTGTGACGATGGGTCTGGTGGAACAACTGAGTACTTTTACTTAGACGGAAGCGTAGGGAATATTCTTTTTGGTAAAGAGTTAAGGCTGATTGATGGCGTTCAGATTCAGTTGGGTACTGACAATGATATGCAGGTAACGCATAACGGTGCGACTGGTACAATCCAAAACGCAACTGGAGATCTTGCTATTAAAGCAACAGCAACCGATGCTGATTTGGAATTTTATGCGGATGACGGCAGTGGAAGTCCAACCAAATATTTTGGTTTAGATGGTGGACTTGTTTTAACTAAATTTTTAAAACATACCCGACACGTTGATGGCGTCAATGCTTATTTCGGAGATGACAATGATTTACTTGTTGGGCATAATGGTACAATAGGAACTATCCAAGCTCAGACAGGTGATATACAATTCAAAGCTCTTGGATCTGCTTCTGATCTTACTTTCTATGCAGCAAGTACAATGATGCTTTCCTTGGATGGAGGCCGTGAAATTGTACATCATCATAGAGGTGTTGAATATAATACAGTTCTTTCAAACAATTCTGATTACACAGTTGGCACAGCTAACCATATAATTTTGATGCACAACATGAGTGCAGGAAGGACAGTGACTATAGCCACTTCTGAGTGTAACCTTGGACGAGTCTTAATTATTAAAGACAGAGATGGTCAAGCAGCGATGCATAACATTACTATAGCTACACAAGGATCTCAGACTATTGATGGAGCAGCTACTAAAGTTATTAACTCAGGATATGGTTCAGTAACCCTTGTTTGTGATGGAACTAATTGGTCTACTATTTAAATAAAATACTTGAACAGCTCCCTAAACTAGCTATTCTAACAGTATTATGGAAGAAAAAGTTACATTAGAAATTCCCAAAGGATTCATACAAGTAATCTATCAAGCACTCGATATTACTACTAAGCAAGTCGGGTTGAATGGTGCAGAAGCTCTTGTCGTTGTAGCAAAAGAAATTGCTAAACAAACTGGAGAAGAGCCACCTAAACCTGCTCCTGAAGAGGCTAAAGAAGAAGAAGAGTCAGAGTAATGCCTGACTTAGATCTATCCGAAGAGGACTTCAAGTCGCACTGGATGTATAATCCAGTGCCTCAACGAAGTACTGATGCAAATGGGTATGCTACTGAGCATACTGACAAAAGAGTTTGTCATGAGTATGGGGACTACCTAAAACTTCGAGAAAAGGGCTGGTGGACTATCAGTGATGTAAATGATAGCCACACAGTACCTACAGAGAAGGAAGGTCTTACTGAGTTCCAAGAAACTATGAAGGTAGAAGAGCCTACCGAAGACATAGTTTTGCCTGATTAATAGGGTTTTCAGCACCTTGATTGAGGCTACAAATATGCTATATTTTTAGCTTCATGAGCAATAGTGAAATAATAGCTAAAGGAGTTACAGGGGTAACTGGCTCTTTAATAGCAGTTACAATACCATACGCAGAGGTCATCCAATGGGGTATACAAGTCGTTGGAGGACTCTTAGGTATTACGGTAGCTATCATTACCTTATATAATTTAATAAAAAAGAAAAAATGAATAAACAAGCAATCTTAGGAATCATACGTCATATCCTTACTTTCGGGGGAGGATTCATGACTCAGAATGGGTTAGCTTCTGGTGAAGAAGTAACTACGGGCGTATCAGCAGCAGTCACTCTCGTGGGTGTTATATGGTCAATTTTATCTAAAAAGAAATGAAGTACGGGAAATCTTACGGAAAAGAAAAGAAGGCTTCTAAAAAAAAGAATTCTAAAAATTCTGTCCTAAGAAAAGCTTATAGAAATAAAAAGAATAAGAAGTGACCTTCATAAGTATTATAAAGTCAGCTTTGAGTTCATACGCTGCATACACTAAATATAAACATAGGAAACATATTTATGACCTTGAAGATGAAGCTGATCGCCTTGCTGCTGATGGTAGCCCTGCTGCCAAGCTGCGCCTTGAGAGACTTAGCAGGAGACTCCAGCTTGAACGAAAGCAATCTTTATGATCCTGCTACAATAACCCTTATAAAAGGGTATGACTATCCTTTCAAAGAAGGCAACCTCATGGGTCGTGGGCAGAAGTTTCACAGTGATTATTCCTACAGACGTGCTATAATTATAGGTAATCAAAAATAATTATATGCCTAACGAATTAGAAGAAATTAAAAAAATCTATGCGAGTAATAAAAAGAAAATAGATTATATTAAAGGTCTTTCTCAAAGCTCTCTAGATAAACTTGATAAAGGTACTAGAGAAGCCATCCGTAAACAGATTAAGGAGTTTGACGATGCGGAAAAAGACCTTGTTAGACGAGGTATTATTCAGGTCACTGAAGAAAAAACTACATCTAATTCTGGATCTTTTCCTTCTAAAAAAGAAAAACCTCTTTATATAACACCTTTGTCTTTTGAAGAAGCCGTTGAAGAGGGGTTAGACTCAATTACTAGTGAAAAAGATTTTAGTGGTCTTAGGGGTGCTGAGAGGAGTGGTAAAGATTTAAGTGGGTTTAGAGATGAAGCTACTCCTTTAGATGATATTTCTTTTAAAGGGAAAGATAATACAGGAAGAACTAGACTAAATATAATTGGCCAGGAGATATTGTCTGAAGGTGATCCAACGATGGGAACGGAAGGGAGATTAATTTTGAATGAGGATGGTTCCGCAATAGATAGTTATACGAGTAATATATCAGACCCAGTAAGATTAAAGAAGATAAGGATGTCTTTTAGAGACAAGAAAAGAAAAGACAAAAAGTAGTGCCCAGTAAAAATGATAGCAATATGCGTAGGACACTCACGACCAAATAACTCAGGAGCAGCCTCTGTAACTGGAGTTACTGAATGGGATTATAATTCCCAACTAGCTGATATGATCAGCGATAGGTTAAAGGTAAAGCACAAAATCTACTCAACCTATAAAGGAAACAGTTATTGGAGTGCGATGAAGTGGCTAGCAAAGACTCTGCGTAATGACGGAGTAGAAGCAGCCATAGAACTACATTTTAATGCAGCTACTCCATCAGCCACAGGGCATGAGTGGCTGTATTGGACCACTTCAGAGAAAGGAAGGCTATTTGCCCGTGCTTTAAGAGATTCATTTGAAGACTGCTTCCCACAATTAAGGAGCAGAGGTATTCGGCCCAGGCGGAAAGGGAGCAGAGGAGCAGGATTTTTAAGGTTAACTCATTGTCCAGCATTAATCGCAGAGCCTTTTTTTGGTAGTAATGAGGAGGATTGGGATCTTGCTCTAAAAAATATGGAGGGTATTGCTACGGCAATGGCAGCGGGAATTGAACTTTATAAAGACCTTTCAGAGAGGTGGTAATGTGCAACTTCCAAAATCTATATCGATTGCAGGACAAAGGATAAAACTTGTTGTAGTTCCTTTTAATGGGGACAGTCCCGATTTTGGGTTATACCTGCACGATAAAAAAACAATTGAGATAAACAAAAACCTTAAAGGTAAAACTCTTTTAAACACTATCCGTCACGAAATGATGGAGGCTAGCTTACTTATAAGTGGAGTAGGATGGCTTGAGAATTATGATCAAGAGGCTGTTGTACGTTGTATGGAAGAAATATTCTTCCCTGCCTGGGAAACCTTTTTAAAAAAATATAAAGATGAGTGAAGAAAACAAACAGCCTGATTATTATTCATATATAAAAGCTAACGAGGGACTTCGTTTGAAAAAGTATAAGGATTCAGAAGGCAACCCAACTATTGGCATCGGTCATTTGATAAAGAAGGGGGAAAAATTAAATGAGATAACAGAAGCTAAAGCGAAACAACTTTTCAATGTGGATATTAAAGAGAAGATAGACTATGTCAAAAATGATATAGATAAAGATTTAGGTAAAGGTGCTTTTGATGCTTTTCCAAACCCTATTAAAATATCTTTAATAGATTTAGATTTTAGAGGGGATTACAGACAATCACCTAAAGCTATTGGGTTATTTAAAGAGGGTAAGTATTATGCAGCAGCTAAAGAACTTCTTAATAATGACGATTATAGAAAATCCTTAAAACAAGGAACAGGGATCGCTCCAAGAATGGAAAGGAACATAAAACCTTGGGTTGATTTAGGCAACGCCAAAACATTGAAGATGCCTTTCGACGAAGCAGCTTCTGAAAGAATCCGCTTACTAGATGAGCAAAAGTAAAAAATTTATAGAGGTTGGTGATTTTATAGGATATGAACCGACAAGCGAAGATATCTCTTTAGCACATCAAAGAGCTAAAGATATGGGTGTTTTGCCTAATTCATATACACGAGGATTAGGTAGGATGGTAGGTTGTTTAGGAGAGGTTGTAGTTAACAAGTATTTACCTAGAAGTAAATACACAGGAGACACTTCATACACATATGATATAAGATTCCGGAAAAAAGAAATTGAGGTGAAGTCTAAAACATGTAGCTCAGAGCCACAACCAAACTATAGTGCTTTTGTAAATTGCTCTAAAAACTTTAAGTTTCAAAACGACATTTACTTTTTTACACGAGTTAGAAGGGATCTCATGTATGCCTGGTTAGTTGGTTGGCTACCTACTAAAAAACTCTTGAGCACTGCCCACTACGTAAACAGAGGGGATACGGATAATGATGGATTTAAGTTTAAATCTTCAGGATTGCATTTAGAAATAAGTTCTTTAAACAAACCAAAAGATATACTCAAGCTATAGTGTTTATTAAAAGAGGTGGGTCAAACCCCTCAGAAATAGCTTGATCAATGTGTTGTGTAAACTCTTCCCAAACTAACCCTTCTGCTGAGTCTTTATTTTCTTTTGGGTGATACTTCTCAACACATTTTTCAAGACTATAAATAGCTCGCAAATCATCTGTTACCCCAATAAAACCATAAGAAAGGTTATCAATGGTGTATACCTGATCGGCTTCACCAGGAACAATCTCTTGTAAAAAATCATTTATATCTTCAATCATACTTTTTCTTCAACTGTTTCTTTATTTATAATTGGTTCTCTGTCTAAATCAAATTTTTCCTCTAATGAAATTTCCCAAACTTTACCTGCCCCTGCTCCACTAGATCTGATAGGTCTAGCATTTTTGTTGTTCTTACTATGATCCTCTAAGGTCAGCATACCCCTGCGAACCGCATCGAGATTATTTGAAACGCCTATGTGACGACCTCCTGAGAACTCTAATATAAAAGACTGCATCTCTGTAAGAGTACCAGTCCAAACAGGTTTACCATCTTGAAACCAAGAACGTGCTTTGACAACAAAGTACTCCACTAACTCAGCAACATGGGACCTCCTAGAATTGTCATAAGCTGCATTAGCTATCATATCATCAATGTATGATTTAACTCCAAACCTATTGTTACCAGCTATCTTTTTAGGTATATCGTATTCAAGAAGAAAAGCTGCAAAGTAAGGAAGTTCTTCATCTAAGATCTTCTTAATGTCTGCGTTTGATGGGAAATCCTCTGAAGCATCCATAGATATTCTAAGAGCAATTATTTTATCTCTATTACTTTGATCTAAAGAAGGGATTACCGATAAACTATTGGGGTCCATGTTTAATGTAAGCAATATTCTAGGAGCCATTGGAATTGATATTGAATCCGCATATTTTGCATGGTACTCAATATTAGGATTAGCAACACCCCTTTTAATAAGTTCAGTAGCTCTTCTTTGATCTTGGAAACTAGCTGCTGAAACAGTATCGTCTACTGCCCATAAAGGGAAGTTTCCTAAGTCTTTATTAAAAGATGTTTTTCCTGACAAGTAATCTGAAGCATTAGCACATCCTCCAAACAAAGGAGCTAGTATACCCCCCGATAAAAGTGTCTTACCTCTTCCAGCAGGACCTACTAATATCAAAGCTTGTCCTTGTGAAAGGACTCCTTCTCTCAAAGCTTCATAAGCTCTTTTAGCCCAAGACAAAAGGTAAGGTAATTGATCTTCTGAAGAATCTCTTGCTAAGAATTGGTTTAAAAATTTATATAGCCAAGGCCACTTGTCGAATGATCCAGTTTCAGCAGGTTCAATAGGCATGTTATTAGATTCATTTAGAATCCTTTTGCCGTGATAAGTGAGTACTCTTTCTTTAGAAAATACTACAGGAGCTATAGCATCAATTCTGTTTTGGTTATTAATAGCATCCACAGCATCCTCAAGTTCTGATACAGGTTCTTTCTTCCTGGGTTTAGGAGAAAAACCTAACTTTCTAAGTTCTAAGTTAAGTTGCTTATCAGGAATCTTAACGGCCCTATTGTACATCAACTTAAAATAATTATTACCATTGAACCAATACTGGTCTAGTACACTCTGTAATTTTTTACCCTCATATTCCTCTACAAACTTAGACCCTAATAACTCTCTCCAGTTTAAGAAAGGGCTATGCCCTCTGTCGCTGTAGCAAATGATTCCGTGCTCTGCTACCTGACAACCTTCTCTTTCAATCCCATCATCTATCCAAAATAAAGGACCTCTAGCTCCTTCATAAAAATCTCCTTCCCATCTGTTAGGCCATCTTTCTTTTATTTCTTTTTCTAGAATATCCATTGGGATGGATACATCAGATGTTGTTGGTGGGTTGTCTTTTGCAGCTTGCAACAATGCTGTAGTTGCAATTGATTTACTCAAGGCATCCCCTAGTCTTTGCCAATCTTCTCCAAGCTCAAAGTATTGGCTACTCTTAAAAGAGCTTTGATCAAACCCAGGTAATACTCTTTCAACTCCAATCTTAGTAGATATCCTTTTACAGAAAGCTGAATACATATCAGAAGATACTGGTATCTTTTCTTCAAACTCCCATATCAGTCTAATATAATTTGAAAATGTTTTAGTCCTCCATGTAGGCAATAAATCTTTACATCCTATCCTGATTTGATCATCCACTGTATCCCAATCCACATTTGCATCATAGTCTGCAACTATACCACTTACCGCATATAAAGGGTTTTGACCATCTATTCTAAGGTTTGCATTGTCACCTTCACAAAGAGAATAGAATACATGTTCTGTGTCTTTATCTTTGCACCATTTCCTATATGCTAGTTTACCTTTAAGTGAGGGTCTTTTCTTTTTAAGTGCTGTTAAATCAGGACACTTGACTGCTTTTTTATCTAATAGGTTCTTAATATATCTGTAACTCATTTTTCGTATCTATCTACTATTTTACCTTCTGCCTCTAAAGGGATTTCAGGTATCCATTTAGGGGGCGTGGACATGACTTGCAAAACTTTCTCAAGAGTTGCGTCTGCTTTATTTTCATCGACCTCAATGATAAATTCATCATGGACATGAAAAATTGTTTTGATGCCTTCTTCCTCAAGACGAAGCATCATATCTGAAAAGATATCTCTACTAAGAGCTTGTGAGGCATTCTCTGCGAGAAGACCTCCCCATAGGCGAATAGGTACTTGTTTGTTACCTTTATAATGATGGGACACATAATTAGTTCTAAACTCCCCTGCACTTTTCTTTATGCTCCCATAATTAAGAACTCTTTTAGAGGGAAGTTCTATTGTAAAATCTTTTTGTAAATGGTTAGCAACAACCAAACTTCTTTGGTATTTATTCCAAAGCTTTACAACTTTGTTCATTTTATCTCTGTAAATTCTTACGTAGTCAATTGCTTGCTCAATAGGAAATCCTGATATCATTGCGAACTTCTTACCTGATACCCCATACCCACATCCTAAAACAATTTGTTTTACTTTATGCCTGAGTTTTCCTTCATCAGCTTCTTTAAAAGAACCGTCCCCACTCCAAAAACCTAATTCTCTAGCAAAGACTTCATAGATGTCATCTGCTTCTTTAATATCTTCCATGATATCAAAATCTCCTGCCAAGTAACAAAGAGTCCTAACTTCGATTTGAGATAAGTCAGCAATAATGAGTTTCTTGTTCACAGGTGCAGAGATCATGTGTCTCAGGTTTATACCGAAATGTTCTGCCCTAGGAAGGTTCTGCATATTCAAGTTACCTCCACTTCCTGAGTATCTTCCAGTATGTGCTCCAAAATAAAAACAGCCCCCATAGTATCTTGAGTCATCAAGGGTAGCATATTCAAAACTATCTAGTTTCTTTTTAAGAGCATTAATTCTTCTGTAGTCCCTAACAGCTTCCGTAAAAGGATGACTCTCTTTATGATCATCTATCCACTCATTAGCTTCTTCACTACTAAGAGCTAAACTAGCTGGGGGATCAATACCAACTTTACGGCACTCTTCATTGAATGATTTCCTGGACAATGTTGGAGCTTCTCCGAACCAAGGAATATTCTTTTCAGTTTCAAAAAGTTTATTGGCTATAACATTCTTGTTCTTTGTTAGAAGGTCATAATCAATAGGGATGCCTCTTTGTACTATTGTCCTATTGGTTCTGCTAATATCTCTTTCGTGTTCAGGCCATTTTGGTGATAACTCTTCCCAAAGCTGTAAGCAAAGCTCAGAATCTTTCAAAGCATACTCATCGACTTCTTCCTGAAAACCTTCGAGCATATCCTCCCACTTCTTGCCTGACATATTATCTCTAGTTTCTTTACTAACCTCTAAATCAAAAACAACGCCAGTTGATCCTTTAAGTGATCTAGGCAAACCGCAGTAGACTGCTAAGTCAGCCGTGCAATGCCACTCTGCATACTTTACACCAGGCCACCAGTCTTGTTTTATACCATACAGATATAGCGTCTCATCAAAGGAAGCATTGTGACTGAGAACACGATTGCCTTCTAATAAATCCCAATCAAAATCTTTTGGGTGCCCTACAAACTTTGTCCCCTCATCTCCCCAAACAGAAACTCGATAAGCATCAAACTCAGGGTGGCTGAAATACCCTAAAGGACCAAGAGTCTTAATAGAGCAGTTCTTATCATAATAAGTTTCGTAATCAAGGGCAAAGGTATTCATAGGGGTAAAAGTCCCTAGTGATCTTGGTAGAAAGCAAGAAAAACCAAGACCACTAGGGTAAGGAAGGAGTCCCTCAACTCCTTGGGCTAACTAGCTGTCCACGCTAGAATCTTTTTCTTCTTTTGGGTCTGGACCACCCATTGATTCTAACTCTTTGCTGAAGATATTGCTAAGTAGATTCATTCTTCCTAGCATTTGCGTGAGATCTTCGAGGTTCTTTCTGACCTCAACTATACTCTCTTGCACAGCTTCGAGTTCTTTCTGTAATATTTCTCTTTCGGTCATGCGAGTATGGCTCTCATTCTGACTGCAAGATCTTTAGCTTCTTGTGGTACTGGCTTATTACAAGGGTCCACACGAGGCTCCATCCAACGATTTCTTTTGAACTCTTGTTCAACTGTTCTAAATGTCCAGCACATGTCTTCACATTCAGCATTGAGGTTGGTAACAAGAAAGGTAGCTATCTTTTCATAGGTCCCCCTATAAGCTCCTTTCCATACAAACATCTTGCCAAAAGCATAGTTCTTATCTCCTAGAGCATATGTGAATGGAGAATCATCTTCACAATCATCAGGCTGCGGAACTAAGAAGGTAAGGTCAGCACACTTACGGACCACAAACTCAGACTCTTCTTCAAGAATTTTTGCTTCTTCTTCTGTATGGGCAGTGCGTGGTTTAATGTCATTTTCATAACCTACATCTTCCATCCAATATTTTTTAATATCTACAAAGATAATATCACTAGTTGTGTTTGGGGGAACCACTTCGGTTTCCATGTTGTAGACTAACGATCCAGAAGATCCTGCTTCGTACCCTGAAGAGTTTTGTTTAACATTAAACTTTGATACGTTAATATCGTCTCTTGATATAGTGAATCTTGCTGATTCAGTATCTGCTGCTAACTCTGCCTTTTCAGGCTTTACAATTTCCGCTTTAGGCGGTTTTTTCGTTTTACTCATTTTTATATTTTATTTTAATTTACGTCAATGTGTACCTTGTTTCGGAGACATCGACAATTTTTTCTTCAAGCAATTCATTCAAAAAATCCTGTTTTGCTTGTCCTTTCTCCCCATCAGGGGCTTGTTTACTTACAGCAGTTGCAATCTTTTGCAAAGGAAAAGTTGCAAGTGTGAGTAATTCTTCATCCGACAAGTTATGCTTCTTAGCAATTTCAGCTAATTTTTTATTGTCGTTACATTTTTTTGTAGCCCCCATTGACTTCAATCTCAATGAAGGAAACTCATGCCCTTCTTTAGCCATAGTAATAGCTTTGGCTTTTATACGTGTTGCCCAGTTAGTTACTATCTTTGCGATTGCCCAAAGTTCTTCAAGAGTCTTTGGATCATCAGGATCAGATATGTCTGTATCAGGAATAGAATGGTCGGCTACCTTTTTAGCTACTTGTATAGCTATCGCACCTAAAGCAGGGCACTTAGCTTCAAAAGCACAGAATCTGCAATTAACAGTTGGGTTAACATCGGCTATAGCAGGTTTACCATACTCCCACTGTGGTCTAATTTTTTCGCCTTGTAAGATAACTAAAGAAAGTTCATGGGTCATCTCCTCCATTTCTTCACGCTTAAATACATCATGTAGAACTTCATTCCTAACAGGAACATAAAATACGAAAGTAATTTCCTTAATTTGTTTAAACTTTTGAAAAGCTCCCAAAGCATATGCTTTAGCTTGCCAATTGTCTCTAGGTGAATCAATAACTGATATACCAGTTTTGTAATCGCCCATAATCGCTTTATCCGCATACAGTATTAAACGATCACAAGTCCCCCATGTACTAGTCCCATTTAACTGTACGTGAGTGAGCATTTCATTGTGCTCTTCATATTCCTCATCCCCAATAATTTCCTGCATGAACTCAGCTTCATCTTTTACAATCTGCTCATAAATCTCAAGCTCCTCTTCATCGTGTAATGCTGAAGGATCTCTAATCTCTAATGCTTCATGTATCCGTGTTCCTTTTTCAGCAGCAGCGTTAGTACCACTTCGCCCTTTGAAGCCAGGACAAGTGGCTACATATTTAAGACTAGATGGTGAAAACTCTGCGTGTCCTCTACTTCCATGATCTGGTTGGTTATCCATGTAATGTTTCTAAGTTTTTAAGTTTTCTTTCTATGGCTTTCATTACGTTCTCTTCTATAGATCCCGCAGCCACTAATATCTTTTGTACAGCATCTGACTTTGCTCCGTTCCTGTGTATTCTTCCTAGGACTTGTAGATGGTTTTTAGCAGAGAAAGAAGGGCTAATCAAACTAACTCTAGGGTGTTTGCCTTTCACATCATGCAGAGACAGTCCTGTGCCTCCTGCTGCTGTATTAACAGCAAGTATTCTTCTTTTATCAGATTGAAAATCATCAATCTCTTTCTGTCTTTCTTGAGCAGTTTGCCCACCATCAATCCTGCCACAATCTAGTTTTTGGCAAAGGGTATCAATCGTTTCTTTGAAGTTCACAAAGATCACAACAGAGTTACCTTGGTGGTACAGATCAGTTGACATATCCGCTAGATCTAAAACCTTGTAGCTCTCAGCGAGCATTCTAGCACGTAGGATATTCACAATATCAAAGTCACTGTTCTCAACACTACCGTGCTCAATAAATTGTTGTACAATGTCTGGAGTAACCCCTAAGTCCTCGTAAGCTTTTATAATTTTATTAGGAGCATTGAATTGTATTGGCTCTACAAAAACTCGGTTATCTCTAAATGAATCAGGGAAGTCTTCAATAGTTAACTTAAAACCAGTAACCCCATAAATTGTTTCTTTAACAGATTTTAACTTTTTTCTACTAGCTAACTTCCAAGTCTTCCATTGGTCTTGTAGACAACCATTAGATAACATCCATGAGTACCAACTCCTTTTTGGAGAAACAGATTTATTCAAACTATGTAGACCTAACATGTACCCTATAGCTCTCATTTCTGTAGGGTCTTCACATGCAGTAGCACTCATGCCGTGCACCAAAAACTTTTGCGTAATCAAAGATATTAATAGTTGTGCATTTTGAGTATAAGGACCTTTTGCTTTATGTATCTCGTCCATTAAGATGATAGTGTCTTCAGGTAAATGCCAGGTCATTATCTTCTTACCTCGCTTAGTCATAAACTCTGTATTACCAGTCCTTATCTTTTCGTAATTCAATACAAATAAAGGTTTTACACCAAATTCTTCTAACTCTCTTTCCCATGATGGGATGACAGCTTTTGGGCAAATAACAGCAACTGGTCTTCCTAACTCTTTTGATATGTGGCTAGCGACTACAGTTTTACCTGTACCTACACTAGAAGTATCAATAGTTGATTTACCATTACTAAGGGTGTTAATAAAAAAGTCGGCAGCGGTGCCTTGCTTTGGGTAGAGTGCTTTCATTAGTTTTTAATTAGCACACCTAAAATAAAAAAGCTAGAACTATTTCCCTCTAATGTATCTAGCTATTAAAAAAGCATCAATCATCCCATCATGTGCCTTGCTAGCCCTTTTGCTTTTTTGCCAACATTCGTCAGGAGCTAAACATTCTGCTTTCCAAGCTGCTGCCTCTTTTGTCATACCTTTAGGAACGTGCCCTAACATTTTCTTTTGCCATTTATGTACTGAAACACAACAGTGCTCCCACCCTTTTACTTCACATAACCCTTTTATTTTTCCAAAAGACAATGCCATTGATCTTACTGCTTGTGAAGATTTTGCATGGTGTAAAGGTTCTTCTATTGCAATTACAAAATTGCTTGGCATTTCGTCTAAACCTAAAATCCACTGGTACAATCTATAGGCATCTACTTCTCTTTTGTTACCTCTTTTTAGGGTAGGCATAACCGTTTTATTTATTAAGTCTCCTGTCGTTTTAGAAATAGCAGCTAACCCACCATCAAGACCATTATCAATTCCTATTATCATTAGTCAGGTGAAACAAAAAATCTATCTACAACTTTACAACTAAGGATTAAACCATCCCCTTCAAAAGGTATCATGACTTCTACATTTTTTACTAACATCTGAATATAGAATATTTCTTTAGCTGTTTTTGGTATTACCAAATAGTATGTGCCAACTCTTTTTTCAGTGACAAATTGAAAGTCGTCATTAGGTAAATTTTTCCTAATAACTATTGTTGGATTATTAATCCTTGAACGATCCTGAAACATTTGGTGGGTCATCATTTAAAAAACAAGGGGTAGCTTCTCCATGATTGCTAAGTAAATATTCAAATTCATACCTGTCTCTCGCTTGTTTATCTGTTAAATCATATTCTTCTTTTAGTACTTTGATTACTAATCGTTTACTATAACAGGCTATTGGTGGTTGCCCATATCTTTCTATACTACCAATAAAAGCATTTTGTAATCCTTCATATAATAACAGAGCGGTATCTCCATCTTCGTGTGTTGACATTTATTTTTTATCTTCAGGTTCACTTTCCTCCGCATCTATAATCTTCCCTTTCTTTTTCCAGTCTTCCCTAAGAATTGACAAATCAATTTGAATTTTACCATTAGGACCTCCTTTTTGATCTGTTAATCCTAAGTTCTCCCTAGCGATTTTATTCCAAATCTCTGCATCCCTCGCTGTTCTAATTGGACCTAACGTCCCTAACTTATCAGCGTCTCTTAGTTTTTTAAGAGACAGCCCTGCCATGAAAGCTTTATACTGTTCAGCAGGAGTAGCTTGAGCATCTGCAATTTGCTCAATAGTTTTTTTCTCTTCAATATGGGTATCATGTTTAGTTAAAGTTTCTTCAACATGATCCTTTGCCCTAACATCTTTAGGTTTTCTTCCCGCATGGTTTTTTAACCACCTTCTAATTGTTGTGCCAGGTATGTCTAATTCTCTAGCAATACTAGCAGGTTTTAAACCTTGATGGTATAAATCAACTGCTCTTTGAATTAACTCTTCTTTATTATCTTTAGCCAAACCACTTAACATATACTATTATAACTGCTATATTTCAAGTATCTCATGACTCCAACTAAAATTATTTATGAGCCGACTATAGATGCTAAAACAAAAATGATGGATGTCGGTGGTATGAAAATACCGCCATGTAATCTGATCTCTGCACTCCTGTACGGTTTTTCTAAACATAAAAAAGACTCTGCTAGAGAATATTATTTTTGGAGACTTTGTGACGAGCTTTGGAATAACTCTGATGTTCCTGAACCTTTAATGGTAAGACATCCTTGGGCAGAAGAAATAGTAAGGACTTGTCTCAAAAATAAATATGTTGCTGTAGGAGGTGCTGCATCTAGTGGTAAGTCACATACAATGGCAGCGTGGGGTATTATCAATTGGATGGCTGCTCCACATGAAACATTAATCCTACTCACTTCTACCACGCTCAGAGAAGCACGGAAAAGGATTTGGGGTTCAGTGATCAGTTTACTCTCTGTTTTAGAAGGTGCTCCTTTTAAGATTAGAGATTCAATCGGTAATGTCGCTTATATAAATGAACAAGGGAACTTAGTAGAAAGAGCTGGATTATCTTTGATTGCTGCTGAAAAATCAAAAACAAGAGAAGCGGTTGGTAAGTTTATAGGTATTAAGCAGAAAAAAGTCTTCTTGATTGCAGACGAGCTTAGTGAATTAAGCGAAGCTATTCTACAAGCAGGGCTATCAAACTTGTCAAAAAACCCTTACTTCTCGCTAGTTGGTATGAGTAACCCATCAAGTAGGTTCGATGCTTTCGGTGTGTGGAGTACTCCTAAAGAAGGTGGAGGTTGGGAATCTGTTAACGTAGAAACAGATGATACATGGGAAACTAAATGGGGAGGGACGTATATAAGACTCGATGGAGAAAGATCTCCTAATGTCTTAGCAGGAGAAGACTTATACCCTTGGCTACCTACTGCACAAAAAATTGAAGAGGATGCTGAGTTGCTAGGTCCTGAGAGTAGAGGGTACATGCGAATGGTCAGAGCAGTATTCTTTGACTCAGATGAAGCTGAAACTGTGTACAGTGAATCAGAGATCATAAGATCAGGGTCCATGAATCAGGTTAAATGGAAAAGCAAACCTACGTCGATTGCGGGATTTGACCCTGCATTTACTAACAATGGTGACAGATCTATCTTATACTTTGGTAAAGTTGGAGTAGATATAACAGGTCAATTTGTTTGTGAGTTGGGAGAATCTGTTCAACTTACTGACGATGCCACCAACAAAGCCGTCCCCCGATCTTATCAGATTGTTCAGCAGGTGAAAGAGGCGTGTCAAAAGAGGGGGGTTCAACCATATGATCTTGCAATTGACTCGACAGGTGCGGGTTCTCCTTTGGCTGACATACTAGCGGCAGAGTTTGGTGAGGGGATTCTTCGTGTTTCTTTTGGTGGGAAGGCATCAGATAAGAAGGTTAGTTCTAAAAGTAAGCTAACAGGGTATGAGCTTTACTTTAACAGAGTAAGTGAGCTTTGGTTTGTTGGCAAAGAGTTATGTAGGACAAAGCAATTGTTTGGTATATCAAGTGATTTAGCTAAAGAAATAACTAGCAGGAACTATGATTTGGTAAAAAGCACTACGCTACGCATGAAATTAGAGTCAAAACCTGACTATAAAGCTCGTTTTGGGCAATCACCAGACTTAGCGGATGCTGCTTTTTTGTGTTTAGATTTAGCCAGGCAGAGGCACGGATTGGTTGCAGTTGACCCTCCTACGAAAAATTCAGATGGAACTTTTTCAAAAGGAAGAAGTTTGAAGAAACTTTCTACTATTTTAGCAACAGATCAACTTTAAAAAAATCCCTAACACAAGAAAAGCATTTTACAACAATATGTAATAATATGCTTAATAGGGTTTTATAAAGTTTTTAGATAGGGGGGTATTTTTGTGCACACCTTTCTTATGCAGAGTGTGCTAGCCGATTGGTTGACTTACCACTAATAAACCTTAAATTTATACATTCTTCTTTTCTTATTCATGAACTTAACAATTTTTATATAAATGGCTTGGCTTGACAAATTACAAACAGGTTTAGACGTAGCGGGTATGACTCCCATAGTTGGCAACTTTGTTGACTTAATAAATGCAGGTATTTCTTTTCAAAGAGGTGATGTTGCCTCAGGTGTTTTAAGAGCTTCAGCAGCTTTACCTGGCATAGGTCAAGCAGTAACCCTAGGAAAATTAGGTAAAACTGCTGCTACAGGAGCAGCTAAAGGCACAACCAAAGGGACTGGGAAACTTGCAGGAGAAGGGGTAGATACTGCTGTTAGAAACCAAAAAGGAAGCTTTGGCAAAATGGGGGAAGGAGCTTTTGGTCGAGCAGGAGCTACCACAAGACCTCCAAGACAACGATTACCTAGATCTAGACAAACATCTGGCAGAGGTAGAACTGACAATCAACTTTTAGGGGCTAGAAGAGACACCCCGATAGATCGTGTTGCTTCTTCTGCACCTAAAGCAGCTCCAACTAGATTAAATAGGTTTACGGAAATGCTTAGAAGCGGAAGTAGAACTCGTCCTAGAACAAGAATAGGTGCGACTCTTTTGCAAGGAGGAGAGCCTTTACCTAAAGTATCTGAAGATGCTTCAGCTTTAGGTATTCCTTCAGCAGAGCCTTTAGATTTAAAAGCTTTTAGATCGCAGCAGATGGAGGGTCTTGTTGAACCTGAAGCTCCTGAAGAAATGTCTCAAGCTCGTAAAGATTATATGGAAAAGATCTTAGAAGATGCGAGGACGAGAGCCTTTGAAGACAGTCAGGCTGAGACTTTATCTAATGTAGATAGACGAAGAGAGTTAGGTAATCAGATCATTTCTAGAATGACTAGAGAAGGTGCAGCAGATCCCATGTACTTCAGTAAAAACCCTGAGGAAAAAGCTAGGATTTTGAGAGAAGGTAGAAAACTAGGGGATTCATCTTTTGATGAGAGAGATTTTGATAGGGTTGTCCGTAACACAAAAGGCAGAGCTAAACAGCAACAAATAAAAGATTATAAAGCAGAAGTCTTTAAAAAAGGAGATGCTGAACAAAGTCGGAAAGGGTTAGATTTTACACAGAGTAAGATATTAGAAAGAAAGATAGCGATGGGTGAAAATTTAGGCCCTCAAGATATTGCACTCTTTAGAGACATAATGAATAGGAAATCACCCGCACAAGGAGAGCCTCCTAAACAAGGAAAACCTGCTGAAAAGAAGTTACCGGATGACAAACTTGCTGCTTTTGATGCTACTAAAAATGCTACAATAGAACAAAAACCATTATCTGCTGCCGATGAGTTAAAAGCAATTGAAGCAGAAAAGGCAGAGTTTGATATGCTACAAGCAGAAGAGCAAGAGAGGTATGAAAAAGATCAAGAAGAATACCAAAAGAAACTAGCTGAAGTGGATGAAAAAGTTAAAGAAGAAGAAGAGAGGAGAGCAGAAGAAGCTAAGAAAAGAGAAGAAGCTGAAGATGCGGAGTTAGATAGGCTTTTCCAAAAAGAAGCCGCTGAAAGAAAGAAAAAACGTAGTGTTGCGACAGCTATTAAAGAAGAAGCTTTAGATCCAGTTGGTGAGGGATTATCGGATCTTAAAGATTTCTTAATCGGAGGAGGTAGAAGACGCTAAGATGTCGTACAGGGATACACTTAGTGCTAGGCAAAAAGCTTCTTACGACAACATAAATCGTCAAGCAGATTTTCTTCTAGCAGATGCACAAGCTAGATCAGCGAATCCACAAGATTCGTTTGGGGTAGAAGATATTCAGGCTTTGAAGAGTGACATATTTAGTATGTCCTTAGGAAGTCAACATGGATCGCAGATAAGAAAAGATTATGGTCCTGCTTTTGATAAATTAGAATCAGAAGAATATAGTGATTCTTATAGAAAACTTGATACTGCTCAGAAAGAATTAGCCCTTAGGCAACAAAACGCAAAGATTAAACGTGAAGCAGAGACTCTAAAAAAAGATAGAGAGATAGAGCAAAGGTTTGCAATCATGTCTGAAAGACTTAGCCCTGTCTTTGCATCTGATGCAACACCTTCTGAACAAGCAAACTTTGCATATAGGCAGTTGTTTTCAGATCCTACTCTTTTACAAACAGACCAAGGTAAAAAATTATTAGATATAACTACATCGGCTATTAAGAATTCAACGGACCCTAATGTATCTAACTTAGGAGTAAAATTATTTTCTGATGCTATAGCTACTCAGTCTCCTGAAGCTGTTGAAGAAGCTGCTAAATCAATTGGGATGGCACCTACTAGTCCTATTGTTAAAGGAGCTAAAGAAGCTATCAAAGGGTCTATCAAAAAAGAACAAAGAGAGAAACAAGATGAGTTATCAAAAGACAGGATCACAGCTTTAAAGAGCTTCGTTGAAAGTTCTGTAGGGGATGATGCTAGTTGGGACTCTCTTAAAAATGCTTCTGATATGGTCTTAGCAGAAGCTGCTTCGATGGGACTTATGGGTTCTGAAGCTTATAAAAAACTTTTTGATTGGACTCAACAGCCTAAACCTACCGACGATGGTACGGCAGGTTTAATTGGTGGTGCTCTTTTTGCAGAACCAAAAAGCTTGTTACAATCTTTACTTTATAGAGTCAGCACTCAACCTATAACAGGCGTAAGAAAACTAAATAGGTTTGACCCTAGCTCTAGAGGTATTCCAGGAACATCATCTGGATTAGGAGGATTAGGAATCCCACCTAGAATATAATTTTAACATTTAATACTTTGTCGTGGCACTTAACAGATCAAATTTAGCGACTGCTGAAACACCAATTAATAATGAATTAGGTTCTTTATATTCATATCCTCAATGGAAACAAATCAACAGTGATGAGGATTTAACAACAGATCAGGATCTACCCCAGTATTTAGATTACTACCGGACAGAACTCTTTAAACGAGGCGAGTTAACTAGAGAGAAAGAAGCGGATATTCAGAACTACTATGTTAATTGGGCTTCTAATGGGGAGGAAGTATCTGATGAAGATTATGCAGCACTAGCTAATCAATCAACCGCTTACCAATCAGGTAGTTTAAATGATGAGCGTATTGTAAATAGAGTTTTCCCTAACGTAGATTTTGCTGCAATTGATACAGCCAAACAAAATGAATATCTTAATAGGGCTAAAAAATCTTTAATGGCAAGTGGTGAACTACCTTTTGCTACTATTTTAGAAGGTGGTCGAGGAACTGTACAAGTAGGAGATTATGATGTTTTAGGAACCTCTCCTGATAAAAAGAAGTTAGCTAGTCAAAGAGCATTGAGTGCAGTGACTCTAGGTGCTGTTGATCCTAGAGATCTATGGCAAGTTTCTGAGGGGTTAGAATCTACAAGGGTGCCTGGTAAAACTAATTTTGAATCAGATTTAGATGAAGAAGACTTAGGTATTTTACGTGAGATGCTTGGTGATAAAGACTCACCTTATGCTAAAACAATTAACGATGCCATTGTTAACTCAATTGATCTTGAGACTTATAGAACAAAAGGAAATTGGTTACAGCAAATCTTTGCAGACAGACCTGAAAAGATAACACAAATTTTATCAGAAGAATTACCTGAAGAAATAGAAGACCTTACTCCAATTTTTCTCAATGAGTTTGCTAAACGAAAAGGATGGGGAGATGCAGAAGCAGCTGGTATTTCTGTTGATAACTCTTACAGGTTTTCCAATGAGAGAATAGCTAACTTAATTAAAGAACTATCTATTGTCCACACAAACAACCAGGGTGCTTTTAAGTATGATGAAGACAAACCTGAAAACAATTTAAGACTTACTCCAATGGGAGTGCCTATTGCACACCCAACTGTAATGGAGAACCCAAAAGCTTTTAATGAGCTTTTAAAAGATGACAGACTTACTCCTAGTCAGAGAAAAGCACTTAGTGAATCTAGAAGAAACTATATGTATTCTAGATCTTATCACATTGATGATGTACTTAGTAGTGATCATTTAGAATCAGCGGTTGGAGACAAGTGGGCTAGAGCAAAAGCTGAGAACCCACAGAAATGGAAAGAGGATAGAGTTGCCTTTGTTGATGAGTTTCTTTCTAATGAGAAAAACTATGATGCTTCAAAGAACTGGTGGGGTGGTGTCCGTGCATCTGTCCCTGAAGCAATCGTAGGGATTGGTGCTTCTATTGGAGCCTTACTAGGCAACGACGCTTCTGCTAATTACTTAAAAGAATCTCAAAAGAAACAGTCACAAAGGAGAGAACTAGATGGTCTTTTCGGTGGGGAGTTTGGAGTAGGCTATGACTTAGCTACTATACTTCCAGCTGTCGGAGCAGACTTAGCTTCTACTTACTTCTTAGCAGGTCCATTAACTAAAGGGGCTAAAGCTTTAGGGGTTGGTAGAAAATTAGATAACGTTGCTTCTAAAGAACAAGCAATCAAAAGAATTGCAAATGAAGCTGCTATTGACCCTAAGAAAACTCCATTAGCTATAGGTCGTTTCAATGAGCAAACAGCACAGAAGTTTGGTATTACTTCTTCTTTGTTTTTAACTTCTGCTAACAGATCAGCAGGAGCTACCTACGCTTCTATCTATAACTCTTTGCCAGAAGATATGAGTCATGAAGAAAAACATGACAAAGCTTTAGGAGCTGCTTTTGCAAGAGGTACTTTGACTGGTGTTATAACTTCTGGATTTTCTGCTTTTGGTGCAGGTGGTTTAGAAAACATTGTAGCCAAAGGAGCATCATTTAGACAATTTAAGAATGCTATAAACAATGTGCCTAATGTTGCTTTTAAAGCGAATGAGGAAACAACTAAAGCTCTTTTAAGAAATACTATTGCTAAACAAGCTGCTGAGTTATACAAGAAGGAAGCAAACTCTACCTTAATTAAAAAAGCATTAGGCAGTGCTGCTGCTGAAGGTGCTGAAGAAGGTCTTGATGAATTCATAGGATCTTTTGTAGACAGTGCTGTATTGAATGAGTTTGTTCCCATGAAGGAGCGCATATCTCAAGGTCTTTATGCGGGTGGGTTGGGAAGTATTCTAGGTGGTACTATGACTGTTGGGTCAGAAACTTTCTTTGGCCCAGATAGGTTATTGAAATCTACCAATGTAAAAAGCGAAGAGAACAAGAAAACAGTCGCTCTGAACACCGCTCTTGCCCAAGCCTCTCAGGCTTTAGATGAAGCAGGTTTAGTTATCAGTGCTGAACAGTTACAAGAATCTTTAAAAGTTACTAACCCAATTGAAACTAAAGAAGCAGGTGCAGAGGCTCCTGTTGCCGAAGATGTTACTGTTGTGGGGGATGCAGAGATAGAAGGAGCCGTTGAAGAGTTTGAAGAAACATTAGCTGAGAAACCAACTAGCAGAACTATCCTGACAAACTTCGGAAGTAAACTTACTAAAGAAGATGTAGCTGATTACATCAGTGGTTGGGTTCCTACCAACACTAAAGAAGACATATTCATACAGTATGTTGATGGCAAGCTCCCTGATAATAACCCAATGAGAGTTGGTATCAATGCTGGTACAACGGACAACCCAAACATTGTACTACAAATTGACACCGATAAAATCACAGCGCAGTTAAAAGATTTAAAAGGAAAAGAAGCCAGGAAAAAAGCTTTAGATACAATGCTCGCACACGAGTTTGTGCACGTTAGTGAAAGCTCTTTGCTTAAAGATATGTGGAGGAAGAGATCTTCTCAGGAAGAAGGTTTAAACTTCCTTCAGTTCTCTAAAAAGAAACTTACTGAAGTATATGAGTCGTTAGCTAAAGGAGAGGGGATAGATAAGCTAAGAAACTCCGTTGCCGTTTACAAAGGCATGGAGGTTGATGATGTAATACTGCCTGGTGAATTAGAACCAAACTCAGAACAAAGCCCTACAATGGAGGCTGATGAAATTGTTTCAGAGTTTACTAGACAATTTATTGAGAGCGAAACTAAGCTGACTGACATAACTAAAGACAAAGGATTCTTAGAGTTCTTACAAGACCTCGTTCAACATGTTAGAGGATTCTTAGATCCAAATGTTCAAGAGAGCAAGGATCAGTATTCATTTATCAACAAGAGTGTAGCGAAGTATTTGAATGATATAGAAGCAGCTTACACAAATACATTAGCTAGTTCTATCAGGGGGAGGTTCGTTGATTTTGAAAAAGCTTCAAAAGAAAAGTTAGAAGTTGAAGATGTTGAGCTATCTGTTGAGCCAGAAGAAACACCTATAACAACTGAAGATTCTCTTTGGCTTAAAGCAAATGAAGTTTCTAAAAGAAAGATTACAAATAAAGGGGTACGCAACCAAGAAGAAACAGCAGAGAAAGTTCAGCAAGCTAACATAGAAAAAGTAGAAGCCTACTTGCTTTCTGATCCTGAAGTACAACAGAGCATACCAAATTTCAACCGTGCTAAACTAGATGTAATTAGGGATAAATACGTAGACTTTTTAGAGAGTGTCTCTACTAGAAAAGAAAAAATAACTTTTCCTGAGATAAGTCAAAGGGGTAGCGAAAACTATGTTGAAGGAGTAACAGTTGGTAGAATTAAAGATATCATGGTTACTTCTAAAGTAAGTGGTGACACAGTAGATACTTTCTTAATAAAAGTACTTAATGAGTTTGGGACTAACGTAGCTACAGAAACACAAGCTGTTGAAACCATTATAGATAACAACCCACCTTCTGCAATATACCTTGATGAGGGACCTGCTCTTTCAGCAAACAGCCAAGAGACTGACTTCACCACAGAGACTACTGAGGGGGCTAATGAATTACTAGTAGATGCTGCTGTTCATGTCAGAAATAATATAACAAAAAAATATATAGTAAGAACAACAAACTCACCAAACTTAGCAGCGGTGACTGTTGATGAGGGTGTTCTTGAGTTCAACAAAGTTGCTTTAATAGATGCCTTGTCATCTTATAGAAAAACAAAAGGAGAAGAGGCTTCTTTAAATGGGTACCTTGAATCTGAGTTTACAATTAAATCTATTGAAGATACTTTTTTAAATGATAATCTAAGCGTTGAATCTTTTGCTGATTTAGGGATTGATGATAAGTTCTTATCTTTTATTTCTTCAGAAAATGATTTATTATTTGATACAGGAATTTTTTCTGAAGAGGACATTGAAGCTCAAGGGGATGAAGTTGTTAAAAGTATTGCAATCAATGCTATCAAAAAGCTAACCGCTGAAGCAGTAAGTGGTAAAGATTATAGAGATTCTTTAACCATATTAAATTCATTTCCAAAGCTAAAAGAAATAGCAATGCAGTCATTAGATAACTCTATTGACTTAATCTCACAAAGTCTTGATAAGGATTTAGCATCTGACGTAAGTAAAGAGTTAGCTTTGAAGTTAGATTCTTTAGGCACTGCTAGGACACATCTAAGAAAGGGTTATGTTTTTAACCCTGAAAAAATGATTGTGTACAATGGGGGTGCTACTGCTGAAGCAGGGCTGGAACAAATAAGAAATGTAATAACTAAAGCTGATGACCCGCAAGCTTTGACAGACATTGAAAAAGAATTTAGAACTTTGATTGAAGTACCTATAGGTCAGTTAGGTAGTTACACTAGCCCTGTTGAGGGTAAACCTAATTGGATCAAAACTTTTTGGTCCTGGTTCACAGGCTTAAAAGATCCTAGATGGAAGAGAGAAATGGAGCGGAGAGAAAGCTTCATGAATGGTATCCGTACAGAAGTTGAATCTTATATAGGGCAGATAGAAAGACTTGTTAATGAAGGATGGGGTGGGTTTACCGCAGAAATAAATACTTTATTAGAACAAGCTACTGGAGAAAGAAACAATATCAACGTAAGTGAAGAAGTTGATGCGGTCTTTATTGCTGAAAGAGACGCTGCTAAGTTAGCTGCTAGAGATTTAGAAAATCCTAAAGATGTTATAGAGGCTGTTAAAAAAGCAGACCGTGATTATGAGTCAGCAGTGATAAAGGAAAAGCAAAGGATACGACAAGAAACCCTTGCTAGAGTAGATCAAGCTTTAAATAAGATCAGTGAGAAATCTCCTGAGTTAGCTGAAACACTTAGAGGACTGAGATTTAAAATAACTGCATCCTCACGATACATTTCAGAACAGTTATCAAAGATAGATAAAGATGAGTACACGGACATAGAAGCACGGTTCAGTGCTCAAGAAGGTTTTTACTTAACTCGTTCGTATAGGATCTTCCAAGACGCTTCTTGGAAAGAGTTTATATTTTCTAAAGATAATCCTAAAGCAAAAGCACTTAGGTTGAATGCAGCTAGAGAAATTTTTAAACAAAATCAAGAAAATGAAATCTCAGCAGAGGTCATCAAAAAAGATAAAGAAGCTTACGCAAACAATGATGTAGACTGGATAACTAAATCTGAGTCAGCTAAGAGAGCAGAGTTTAGTGGGCTAGCTAAAACTTTAGCTCAAGCTTTAGAAACTGAGGGTCAAAGTGAAGAAGCTTTTTTAGAAGCTACTTTCAAGAATAACTTTTCTAAGTATGGAGAAGATTTAGATGCAGATGTTCTTAAAAAGAAACAAGATCTCCCAAAAGCTGTGAGGGAAGCATTAGGAGAAATACCTGACGGCACTTGGAATGTTGTAAAAACTTATGAGAATGTTAGTTATTTAGTCAACAGGCTTGCCGTTGATGCTAACTTAGAAAGACTTGGGACAGCTGGAGAGCCTGATCAGAGATGGTTAGTGACTAGAGAACAAAGGAATGAACTAGGGTTAGATGATTACCAACTAATAGATACTGCTTTAAAGACAGACAAGGACGATGTTTTTAGTCCTCTAATTGGTAAAGGTTATTACGCACCACCTGAATTAATTAATGACATACAAGAAGCAAGAACCTTTGTTCAAGAAGGAACAAGGCTTACTGACAAGTTAACTAAATCTATAAATGGTATAGTCAGGAAAAGTATAGGATACTCGCTAGGTATAAAGACACTTACTAGTACTACCTACTACATTAGAAACATAGTAGGTAACACAACATACTTCGCATTGTCTTTAGGATTACCACCAGGCACAGGGATAACTAAGATCAAAGGAGAGTTAGCACGAGCTATCACAAGCCCTAAAGAAGTTAATGAGTATGTGAATAAACTTGTTAAGGATGGGGTTATTGAAAGAGAATTTTCTGTTGCTCTTTATGAGGACATGGTCAACGGACTTATCACTGAGGAAAGTTTGAGAGAACAAACTTCTGATCTGTTAAATGAATTACAGAAAGAGAATGGTCTTCCTCCTATTGAAGCAGATAGTGATAAGTCTTTATTAGATACTTTAAAACAAGTAGGGAAGAAAGGGTATAAGATTTCTAAGAAGCTTGAGAACAAACTACAGAAACTTTCATTAGCTTCAGACTCATTCTACAAAATAGCTGTGTACGAATATGAGTTAAACAATCTTCAAGAAGCTAGAGCATATGATGATGAGAGTGGAATAGATACTGGATTCAAAGGCAAGTCTGATAGAGAGCTTGAGCTAATGGCAATTGATAAGTTAAAGAAGACTGCTCAATACTTTTCTCAAAACATGCCTGGTACAGAAGCTTTCAGTAGATCTACTGCGGGTGCTTTAGTGGCTCCTTATTATCGATTCAGAGCAGAAGTAGGCAGGATAATGGTTAACAATACCATGTTAGCTGCTCAAGAAATTAAGTCAAAAAATCCTGTCATAAGGAAAAGAGGATTACAAAGAGCTGCTGGAGCTGCTACTGTTGGAGCTGTTTCTACAGTGGCTACGTTTGCTGCGGAAGCTGCACTACTAATATTTGTTTATGGGTTAGGGCACAGACCTGCTGATGATTTAGGAGATGAAGAGAAGGAAGCTTTACAACTTAGTGTGCCTTCTTATTTACGTAACCATACATTCTTATATACCAAGAAGAATGGTAAGTATTACTCTTGGGATTTAACTTACTTGAATCCTTACTCTACTTACTTGGATGCTTTCCCTGCGATACAAAGATCGTTAGGAAGAGGGGAGAGTCCTTTAGAGGCTATGGGTCACGGAATGCATATTCTTTTTTCAGCTCCTTTCCTCGAAGGTCAGATAGCTACTAAAGCTTTCTACAACATGCTGAACAATAAGAATTCAAAAGATGAGGCTATCTTTTTTGAGCATGATGACTTAGGAACTAAAGCTGCTAAAGGTTTAGCTAGCTTTGCTAAAGAAGCTTACGGTGCTCCAACTTTCATGAGGCTTAGTGAAAACATAAAAGGTATGCTAAGTGATGACCCTACGTACACTATGTCTAAGTTATTAAGGGATGAATTTTCCCCTTTAAAACCTTATGAGATAAAACCACAGACTGCCTTATATAATTTTACCAGACCAATCGAGCAGGATAAACTAGCTATGCGTAAAGCACTTAACAAACTTGCTACGTCAAAGCCAGTGTCTGATGACGAACTTAGAGATACATTACAGAATCTTGTTAATAGTTATAAGAGATCAGCGAAAACATTTAAGAGACATGCTCCTGCTTTCCCTAAACTAGGAGCTACTCCTGAACAAGTCAGGAAGATTGGTGGAGAGTTATTTACTAAAGAAGGTTATAAGAACATAATGTTAAACAATTATGTACCTGCTTTGTTCTTCAGTAACAGGATGAAAGAAGTATTTAAGAATAGCTCTAACCCAGAAGTAAGGGCAAGACTTTCTAAAGCTGCTAGCTTTCTTTTGGAACAAACAGAGAATGGGTTTATTTCTCTTGAGTAAAGGGATCACATGGTGATCAATGTAGGAGGCGAACAGAAGGACAAACCCCCTCGTTGCAGGATCTCCCTGCACTCTACATCCATGTGATCCAAATTGTTAGACGTGTTCAGCGTCTTCCCATAAGGCGATACAAGTTAAACACTCTGCAAGAGTTTTACAATTGTTTATAAATGATAAATGATGTTCCTCTTCTTGCCACACTCCCCAATACCCTTCAATAGATCCTTTGACATCTTTAGGTAGGTTCCGTGCATTTGGAGATCTTGTGTCTTCTACATAGTAAACAGTATTGAATTCATCTTTTACTTTGTATACACCTTTGGCTTCTTTTTTTATTATCATATTTGTTTTACTTTAAAATTAAATGCCTCGCCACCTGATCCCTACAAACAGATGACGAGGCTCCCCTCACAATGCCGATATGGCAAATTATTTCTTACGTTTGACGGTCATATCTATTCTGTAATTATGTAGAGAAGCTACTTGTCTAGCCATTTCTTTTGAGGGCAAATCTCTCGCCACCCAATTAGGGTTCTCCACAAAGTACAAAGTATAAGTGCCATCAGATTCTTCGTATAATACAGCAGGTAATGTTTTGCGTCTAGGCATTAAACCTCCTTAGTAAAGTTACAAATGCTTTTTCTGCAACCTGTGGTACAACACCGTTGCCTAACAATCTTAGTCGATCCACTCTGTTGGCAATTGGGTCCACCCCACTGGCAGCCCCATTAATTGCTCCACCCAATTCGCATTGAGCTTCTTCCCTGTATTGTGCTGTACTTGCTCCCCCAAGTTGCTCTTGCCCCTGTCTGTGTGTGCTGCTCTGCTGTCTACCTCCTTTGGGGTTCCCCACAATAACTCTCGGCTCTTCCCACTCTTGTTGAGCTTCGCCTGGTCGTGAAGGCCAGCTTTGGATAATCCTTTCCTGTCCTTGTGAAGCTTCTCCCTCTGCACTTTCTGCCCATGTACTTCGGGATGGTTGCTCAGTCCTAGCTGTCCATAGTTCGGGTTGTTCCCAATCTTCCCTCCCTCTGCTACTGTTGGTGTCGGCCAATTCTCGTGCGTCTCCACTGCGTCTCTTAGCTTCGCTCCAAACCATTGGTCGCTCTTCTTCCTCTTGCTCCTGAATCCTTTGTCTGTTATCTCCGTCTCGATCCTTCCCCCCTCTGCATCCGATGTCCTCGCTGTAGGCCAACTCAACATCTCCTGTGCTTCCACTGCGTCTGGTAGTAAGTTTCTGAACCGCTTCTTTTGGCTCTCTACATTGTAGTATCCTTTCCAATCCCTCGCTGCTGGAGTAGGCCAAGATGAAGACTCGCTTTCTCTGATGAGTCGCTCCGACTTCAGACGCTGAGAATACTCCTGCCTCTGCGATGTAACCCACTTCTTCCAACGATCTGAGGACATAGTGGAGAACTGATTCTCCATCGGCTGTCTTGCAACTGATGATCCCTTCGACGTTTTCGAGGAACAAGACAGTGGGTCTACACTCTTTGATTCCTTCAAGGATGTAGGGGAACAAGTGTCTTGGATCTTCTGTTGCTTTCTTGAGTCCTGCTCCTGAGAAAGGTTGGCAGGGGAATCCACCAGACAGGATGTCAACGCATCCACGAAACTTTCTGAATGGGAATTCTTTAAGGTCCGTGAACACAGGTGCTGGATGAATTTGGTTCGCTTCCATCTTCGCAACCAGGTTGCAGATAGCGAAGGTTTCGATTTCAACATGAGCGATTTCTCGCACATTAGGGAGAACTCTTCTGAGTCCACTTCCGATTCCCTCGTAACCACTACAGAGGGATAGGTGTCTGATATATTCTTTGGGATTATCCACATTATTTGCTTTCTATTTTTTAGGTTTATTTGTCATTCAAAATGATTGTGTCGAAGAACTTAACTGCAAGATCTTGACTCTCTCCTTTGTAGATGACTGTGTTTGGTTCGTTTTCTTTAACTCCTACAACTTTCCATACCTCTTCAATACTATCGTAAAGAAGTGTTACGGTTTTATAACTGTAGAACTCAACTGGTTTTTGTCTTATTATCGTTGACATTTGTCGCCATCCTCTTTTAAAGATTCGAGTTCACTTTCGGTGAGGTCTTGGTTCTTATCTCTTCCTGTCATGATGTTCAATAACTGCTTTTGATGGGCAGAGAGTTCACGTTTCTTTGGCCTTTGTTTTATCTCCTTTGATACAGAGAAAAATCTGCATACTAAAAACAGTAAGATGAAATAAAATATAATGATTGCTAGCCACATTATTCTACTCTTTCTAATATCTTATCAATGACAGGCTGGTAATGATCTAACTTGTCTTCGATCTCTTTGACCTTGCGGTATACAATACCTTGCTTCCTGCCATAATGTTTGGCAGCACTCTCTGCTGTCTCTCCTTCTTTGGTCATCAGGTACATGCCTAACGTAGCCCAAGAGGTGACAGTGTGCTTGCGACTTGTCTCAAGTTCAATCATAGATTTACCTGAGACATCCACAATCGCTTTCTTTATTGCTTCTATCCTTTTACTATTTACTAGTCTCATAATTTATTATTATTAATTTTATACTATTTGTCAACTATTACTAGCTTCCAACTTATCTTTTAAGGTTTGTAATATACTCCTCGCAACATCCACATCAGTGGTTGCTTCCAAGAAGTTCGGATGTTCTGTGATGAATCCAGTTAGAAGAATGATCACTTGACCTAAGGTGCTAGTAATCATTCTCTGTGTGTCATCAGGCTTACTCAATTCCTCATCTAGCTTAACTAGTAAGGCGGTGATATCCTCATACGTTTCTCCGTGTTGTGGGAACGCTTGGACGAAGTCATCAAGGATCTGTTTTAAGTTTCGTTTCTTTGTCATGTTAATGGAGGCCAATTGCTATTGGCACGTTCTTAAATGAATCCAATCCACAGGCATGGCCTTGCGGGGTGCATGTGTCACATGTGCCTGGGCAGACAAACACTCGCTTGCCTACTGCATTACGCACTGCTTTCTTGTATTCTCTTGTCTTGAACCCTGCTTTTGCAGCAAGCTTGTCGATAGCTACAGTAAGGAAGTCTCCTCTTGTACAAGGCAACTCCTTCATCTGCCTACGCTTACCTTCACTATAGCGACTGTCACTAGACAGGTTGAGTTTGTAGTTAGGTGGGAATGGCTGACCCAACTCATGCCACCTAAGAAACAAGTCCCAACTCTTGCTATACCCATACGCCTTGATGTCAGGTCTTTGTTCTAACATCAGGAACCAAAAGGCTAGAGTATTGAGATCATGAATGTCCCCATCAACATACAGTCGAACTGTAATGCCTTGAGGAAGTTTCATCCATTCCTCTTCAATGATCCCTGTGCAGGGTTCATAGTTCAGGAGCCATAAGTTCTGTGCCTGTCTGAAGAATGCAGCTGGATACCGCCATGCTTTGAATGAGTAACAAAACTTAGCACATGCTCCTGCACCAGGACAAGTGACTAGTGGAAGCACTGACCATGCTTTGAAGGATAACTTCTTGTTACCATCTGCAAACACAGAGAACTCTGGTTTACCTGTATCTAAAAAGCGTTGAAACTTGTGGGCGTGATAAGCCCACGTTCCAACCTTTGTGATGTCCCCAAGGACGTTTTCGTCTAGCCATTGTTGTAATCGCCAGGCTTTCTTTTCAGTCTGCACCATCTGTGCAAACTGCATTAGTTGCTTTCTGTTCATAAGATTATTTCTTAATCCTTAATTTATCAAGGTCTTTAGGCACATCACCAAACATGTGGTTGAGTGCAGGTTCTGTTTTATCCTCTCTAACATCATATGAATCACTGTAACCAAAGGCTTCACCATATGGTTTGTGTAAGTCATCTTTAAACTCTTGGCAAAGAGAAGCCCATCGCTTTGCTAATGCTTTGAGTATCTCCTCGTTCGTTACATCTTCAGCCTTGTTAGTTGACTCAACTGTAAAGGCTACATCGAACATGTGATTCTGTAACTTCTCATGCTCTCTATCCCTCTTTACATCAGGCCAGTGACCGTCACTCTTTACCCGTATCAAATCACCGAAGTGTTTTTCTGCGAGTATCAGAACGTCAACCACATACTTATCATATGGTTTCTGTGCTGTCTTACAGCAGTCAAAGCTCTCGCCATCAGACTCTCGTCGTCCACGATTTCTAGACATGGAAAAAGTCTCATGTCCATTGTTACCTATGCCGTCAAAGGTACAGTACTCATCTGTAATGTAAGGGAAGATCTTATCTTTCCTACTCCAGACTATGCCTTCAGCAGCATCTGAATCCAACAACTCTTTACAGTCATTGGTGAATGCATCCCACTTATCAGCGGGTATCTCTTTTTTGGTATACCAATAGTGTGTATATCCCATTTTATTTTTCCTTTCTTTTGTAGCCAAAACCTTCAAAGGTTTCAGCAAGTTTTATTGCAGCGTGTAAGGAAACAGCAATAGTTGTTTCCTCTGTTCCGTTATACCACTCAAATAAATAATTAATGGTTTCACGGGAACAACATCCGTTCGTTTCTACAAATATCTTGTAATCATATTTCATAACTACTCCCCCTTGTAAGCTGTTAGATACTTCTCCAAGAACTCAGATCTTGTAATGTTGTTAAGAAAAACATTGCTGTCCTTCCACCAACTTGCTGCCTTCAGTACTTCCTCTGCTTTACCAGACTTGATGTGTTCAGAAGTTAAACTGCCTTTGGTGGCAGACCATATCTTACCATCCTGAAGGTACACCAACTTATTTCTCTTTAGCTTTTGGAAGTCTCTCCAATGTAACTCATCATACAGGAGATCTTCTATTAGTTCTTCGATTCCGAATTGGTGGTGCTTCTTTGCCCACTTGTGCAGATCCTTTATAACTTTCTTGTCCTTGTCCTCGCAAACAGGATAGTCAGTTTCAGGATCTCGTTTACCTTTCCATGCGACTCGCACATCTGTAGGTCCTCCGTGTCCAGCATTCTCAGCTTGACCGACATGTCTTCCGTTGACATATACCTTGCCACTAAAGGCAGGTGTTTCTTGGCTTAACGCCTCGCAGTATTGTATGCTCTTCAGCTCTACTTTCATTTTCTTCTTGTTCTTTTAGTTTATCTAGAAGTCTCTTTAGATCTTCTAGCTTCCATGTAGCATAAGCTCGTGGACCATCGTCCATGAGTTCATGAATCTGTTTTATTGTCATAGTATGACAGTGATTGATTTCTGTGAAAGAATGTTCAAAGCAACTTCTAATAGTTGCTCTTCATATTCCGTGCCTTCGTCTCGTTCTTCGTCAGGTCTTGCACCTAAGTCAGAGAGGCGAGTGTCAATAAGATCAGTGACTAGCTCGTAAGCATCATCCATCAACTTTTGTTTTTCTGGATCATTAACTACTTTAACTAGTCGCTTGCTAACTTCTAAAGGGTCTTCAGCTTTCATCCGCCTACCTCCTCATTCTCTTTGTGCATCTCGTGCCTCTCCTCGTCACTGATAAAGTCTAAGGTGTAGGCTTTCTCAATAACTTCAAACAGTGTGCTACTTCTATCTGATGCCTCAACTACTTCACCATTCGAGAACATTTGTCCTGCGAACATGTAACCCTCATCAAGGTACTTCATACTTATCTCAAAGTCTGGGAAAAGCATCTGCATCTTGTGGATGACTCTGTATGGAGGTGCCCAGGCAGTTGTAAAATGCCCGCCTGATTTGTACAGGTTGATAGTTTCATCTTCATTATAAGTATCAACACCACTGTATACATCATAGGCATCCCATTTAGTATCCCAATGGTCTAACCTCCAACTGTACCAGTCATTACTACTAGGCTCATCACTCAGCCTGGCTGAAGTAGGCTTAGTTGTATCCAACCTGCCACCATAGTCTTCATGGTAGTCAGGCATTGGTACTATCTTTTGGAAGGTAAACCTTGATAACAAGGCTGCCATCCTATCTCCTGCCATAGCAGGTGGTGCGTCAAGTACGTCTATCTTCTTTGAGTTAGCGTACTTACCGCTTCCTTTCTTCTTTACACTTAGTTTAATTTGTGTGTGATTTGGCATGTTTCTTTGCTCCTATTTTTACTTTGCACAAGATGTCTTGTACTTCTCTTATGTTTTCAATAGCAAGTTTTCTTTCTAGCCTTTCAGCTGGAACTACTTGCATGTATCTTATTTGTGATTCTAGATCTCCCAATGCACGGATTGCGACATCTATTCTATCTATGTCTATCATAATAAAAAACACAGAACCCTAGACTGCATAGGGTTCTGTGTAAGTTTGTTTGCTTCTAGTTATGCAGCCAATACTAACTTGTTCCACTGATCCTCTGTCTGCTCGACAATCCTACCACCAATGCGGTCAAGCTCTGCTCTCCTGTCAAAGGTTTCTACCCTTTGTGCTGCTGCTGTGAATGCAGCTTGTATACCATAAGCATGACGCTCATGTGGTTTGAACTCCTCTTTGGCGAGATCAATCTCCTCTTTACTGAGGCTGTAATGTCTACCAAACTTGTCGATGATATCATCAGCATCCCCGTCAAAGGTTCTCTCGAATGAAAGCTCCAACATGTTACGAATCATTTGGATGTTATCGAATTGGAACATCCTAACCAAATGATTCTGTACGTTTCGGATATCCTCATAACGTGGTTCACGTTGAGGCTTTAGCCCTGTCCCTATGACAGCCCTGCCCAAGTGCTTCATGTAGAACTCTCCTAGTTCTAAGTCCTGTCTGCCGAAGACCATACCATTGTCACAGTATGCATCGCAGATAAAGAACTCAATGTACAATCCTGATGCACCGACTTCTGATGTCCTGACTTGAAAGCCTAAGTACATCTTACGATCACCTTTCTCATACACAGCCTCTTCACTGATGAACCTAGCATGAGTAATGACACCGTCATTACGTCCACCTAAGAACTTCATCTTGAAGTCCAGCTGTTCAAGCACACCATCAATAAGTGGGAATAACACATCGTTATCTAACCGCTTGTACTTTGTAGACAGCAGTGCCCTGGCTTCAAAGGTTGGCAGTACACTCTCGATGTCAGTCCTTTGCTTAGTCCTGATTAACATCTTCTTGTCGGTCCTGTCCAATTGCTCATGGACATTCCTCAAGAGGAGATCAAGCTGACCTGTTGAGTGTAGCATTCTACCATAACGGACGAGTCCATTGCCACCAATCTCCGTGAGAAGATCAGTCGTGAACCGCTTGTTACTTATAACAGGTCTACCATTATTAGGTAGGATTATCATATACGACTTAGCGTCGTGATTATAGCCAAAGGATAAGTCACGTAACCTATGTACGTAATCTTCTTTAGCTCCTTTTACATTCACTCTGTCGAGTGTGTGATAGCCTGTATCAGGCTCTACTACTTGTGTATCATCTGATGATACATTACTTGGTGTTACCATAGTATTATTTTCTTCTGTTTTAGTTATGCTTTCGTCTGGTGAAACGTACACCAGGGAAATTGTTATACTTTAATTACTATTATTTGTCTAGTAATTTGTTACTTATCTATCTTGAACTTTTTTTGTTCAATGTATTGAAGACAACCTTGGCATTTAATGGCATGCCAATCTAAGTGCCCGACGTAATCATGATGACCACAAACTTTGCAAGTGATCTTATATATTTTTTGGCTCATCTTATTTTTTATTACTGTTTGGAAAAAAGATTAGTCGGATCTATAACCTTTCCTGTTACACGGTGATACCTCAAATTAGATACCCTGTGCATGTACTCCGCTACTTCATCTGCTCCTATGTAAGCCACTACTGAATCATCTACGGCATTGATTTCCATAAGCTCACCTTCTGGATTGATGATAGCTATCTCTACTTCAAGTGAATAACTCACCTCTTCAGGTAACTTCTTTCCTGTAGCATAGTGGTCCCCATAATTAATTGAACTCCACTGCACGGATACCATGAAGCCATTCTCAAACTTCATATAAAAGCCAGGTTCTTCTAACCTATCGGTTATTTCAAAACCTACTTTGCGATTCTTACGCCATTCATTTGCTGCAATCATTTTACTTTTTATTTCTTTGTTTAAATGAAACAAGGCAACCCGTCCATGATTCAGAGTTCATGGATCAGGTTGCCTTGCTATTGTTTAGTTTATTTTAGTGGGGCGGGCATCCTAACATAGAAAACCCTGCCATTCTTCTCATCATAAGTTTCTCTTTTGATGATGCCTCTTTCAATTAGTTCATCAACTAATCTGTAATACAGATGCTCTGATGGAGTACTCTGAAAATGGTAGTACTCAATCAGGTAGTCAACGAACTCATCTGCTAGTCTTTCATAGCCCTCAATCCTCTTATACTCTACCCTTCCCATCTTACAAACCTCTTACCTTTCTTGACATACAGTTCCCTGTTAAGGTACTTACGCCATAATGTTTTCTTCACATCCTCAAGGTGTTCTGCCTCCTCATTTACCTCTGAATAATGTCTACTCATTTCTCACTCCTTGTTTTCATATTCAACTGCTTCACTTCGATTTCAACCAGCTTGGCAATGTGTCTATCCGCTAATCCCTTCAGCCTGTCAATGTAGCCAGGTCTAGCGAAATCATATTCGCCATTCTCTTCTTTCCTTCTAGCAGTATTGTATAACCGCTTGATGTCCTTGACGGACGTTGCTTTCTTAATCTGGGAACGAGTCCCTTCAGTTGCTTTCTTCATATGTATGAATGCCTCTTGCGAGGTCTTGGTATGGTTAATTATTTTCTTAAAGTTATTGTGATCTTTACCCTGCACATGAATGTCCAGAATATTGTGAGTGATATAGGAGCTATCACGAATATGATTAGGAACTCCTCATTCGTGAAGTAACTCAATCTGTGGATTAACTTATCAGATAATCCTAGCATGAAAGCTCCCATCACTACAAACAATGCTGATGCAAAACTGATCAGCGTCATGCGTAAGTACACGGTGAACGTGTCGCTTAGTAATCTCTTCATGCACCTATCAAGTTTAATGCTTTACGCATGGTGTTAATACTTCCGCTGTTCCTGGGATTTTCATCCCCCTGCTTTGCAGATAATATATCTGCCTGGTTGCTTGGTGTCTTACTGTTGATAAGATCAAGCACTGGTCTTCTGTGTAAAGGCACAGTCCTTTTATTTTTATACATAAATCTATACTGCTCTATGATGCGAGTTCATCTATCTCCACTTCTATTTTTGCGATGGCATTCCGCATGTCGGCAATGCACCAACGTAATGAATCCTCATGCTTCTTGTGTAACTTAAAATTACCGTGCATGGCGTGGTGTTCCTTTAATACTTCAATACCTCTATTGAAGATTCCACTTGAAAACTTAGTCGTGTTTTCAAACTTTCTTATACTTTCTCTATCCATTTGTTTATGGGTTAAGGTTAAATAGAGCCGTTTTTAAATGCTCTATACTTCAATATTCAACGCATCCCTGTACCTTTAGCTTGAATATTGAAGTATAGAAGACTTAAAATATAGGGCAGTTTAATCTCTTGCCCAGGAGGCTGTCTTATTCGTATCTCATGGCTTGCCTTTCTGTTCTCTAGAATGTTATCCCTCTAGAATTGGGTGGGTGCGTTAGCATTTCTGAACAATGCACCAAGCTGTTCAGGTTAAATCTATACTGGTAAATTCAATCTCTCTTACCTCTTCGCCTTCGTCCAGCCTGTCTGATATTGTCCTGCTCATCTCTTTCTCCTCCCTCTTGCTTTTAGTTTCTTCTTACTTGTGAACCTGCGTCCCTCTTTCCTCTCCGTGCTAGTGATGCTCGTAGGGAATATACTTAGATCGCCTGATGGCTTCTTTCTTATTCTAACCAATCCATAAGTCCCTGCATGAATGCGGGAGTGCTTGGCGTGATGATCACCAGCATAGGGGTGGTGATCTGTGATCGACTTCATATTATACGTAGTCGCATGATCATACCTGTCAGGGTACGATGTAACTTTTAACATACTCATTTGCTTTCGTTGTGGTTTACGTCCACATGACTGCACATCTCCATCGTCGTGATGATTTCAAGAGATGTGCAGGTTATGTGAAAATAATGTCCTGCTCTGTACTGATTACAGTACACTCTCATAAGGTCGTACATTTAGCGATGTGAACGTAGGACAACGTCATGATTCATTAGCTCATGAATCATAGATCATAGTTCACACTTCAATGCTCATATGTTCCCTTTTCCAATTTTACTGATTAAGGCATTGCATTATGCGTTCTAATGCAATGGTGTAATCTTCTACCATATATTTTGTTCGCTCATTTGGCGTAGGTCTTGCGCTACAAATCTTGCTAAGGATCTGATATATCATTAACGAGTTAAGGATTTGCACCAATAGCTATTGAATAGAATTGTCAGAGATTACAGGACGTAAAAATCCTGTAATGAGATAGCTATCTCATTAGGCAAGTAATCAAAAGGAATGACTTAAACCCCTACTATATAAAAAACATTTAAATAATTATTACCCCTAAAAGCCTCTAAATGATTTAATGACCTAAAATAAGCCTCATTTAGTAAGGGCAAATTAACGATCCTAAAACCCCTAAAAGCCCCCATATAGGAAACCTTTAAAAGCAATATTGAATGCCTTTTGTGGCTTAATGCTTTGAATATCATTGTCAAAATTCCGTCCATATTTTCACAAATAAACCCCTTGCGAGGCATTAGTCCTTTTGACGATACAAAGCAAAATAAACCCCTAAAAGCTCCATATGAAACCTTTAAGGGCTTATCGCTAAAAGCTATTGAATCGCTTATCATTTACACCACAAAAGCCCCTAGGAAATCAATCCTAGAGGCGATTGCTTTAATATGGTTTAAGGGTTTATTTCTCGTTATAGATAGCCAAAGCTAATGCTTTAATGTCTATTGCTGTTGCCTCTACAAGTGGAACACAAGCATAGTACAAATTAACTTGCTCCATCTGATCATCAGATGCATAGGCTTTGCATGCTTTGTACATTTCAAGATTCATAAAATCTTGCTCACCTTTACGTAATGATCTACCAAACTTAACAGATCCAAACTGTGTTTGGAGATCAAGAATTGTAGATCTAGCATCGTTAATTTTGCTTTGAATATCGGGTGATATAGCTTGCGTATAAGCTCTATTTTTTGAGTTAATGTTTGGTAAGAAAAAAGTATTTTCTTTTAATGCCTCTGTAATTGCATCAATAGCTTCTTTCTTATCGTTAGCATTTTTAATTATGGTTTTTGCCCCAATTGAGACACCGACTGTTTTTATATCAGGATTTAACATGATACCTACAATTAAAGCACATATACCCTAAATTAAAAGCACTAATTTTATACTATTTTCACCCTATAAAAATAGGGTTTTTTCTTTAAATGCTCAGAGGGTATAAAACCACTGAATCATAGTTCAAAGGTCATATAAGCTAAATATGGGCCATTATAGGCATATTGAGAAAATAGCCTTTTATAATTATATTATCATTATTTCACTTTTTTTATTATTAGCTTGCAATCAAAAAAGCAATTTCTCAAATCCATAAAAAAAGATCGATTTATTTAATTTGTGAAATTATAGCCATTGAGCATTGAGTCTTGATCCATTTGACAAGTGTTAGTGTAGTAAAGTGTTAGGGGATCATGGACCAGGAATCAACTTAGCACGGCCAGGGGGTACCCCCACCCTGGAGGCCAGGATTTTTCTGCGAAGCTCGCTATACATATATACCTTATATGAAAAAATTTTCGTCATATGAGAGGGCTGGAATTAGCTCAAAAAACAAACAATTAATTAAAATGGCTCTAAATGGCTCTTTTTTCAGAATGGTTATTTTGTGGCTCAGAAATGGTAGTTTTTACAAAAATAAGTAATCACTTTCTCTTGACCCCACCTCAAAAACTTTCTATAAGTTACTTTAGCATTTTACAACAATATGAAATAATATGCTTAACCTATTCTAAGGAAGTTTTTAGGTAGGGGATAATAAATAAGAAAATAAGAAAATAACTAAGAAAAAGCACCTCATGGAAAACATTACTGAAATTGTAACAGAAAATATAGAAACCAAGAAGATCGCCAAAGCTGCGCCATTCGAGATAGATAAAAATGGCTTTGTTTACAGAAGATCACCACAAGGGAAGTTAAAGAAGATGAAACAGCGATATATTTGCTCTCGCTGGTACGCAACGATCCGAAATGACAAAGGGCGGGTTTGGACATTTGACTCTGAACGCCTAGCCGAATCCATGTTCAATAAACCTAAGACTCATTTCACCAAAGAAGATGTGTTTGAGAAATTTGATGTGCGGATGATCCCTGAATGGGCGAGATATGTAATCACGCCTTATGGAGCCATTTACTGTGTAGACCCTCCAAAGAGAGGTAGGAATGCTGGTAAGTGTTTTTTGTTACGTGAGTTTTTGATGAGTGGTGGTCACCCCTATGTAACTTTGTACCATTCTGATGGGACGAGAAGGAACAAGAGAGTGGCTACTTTGGTAGAGGAGGTGTGGGGTGAAGATTCCGCCTTGCTGTAGTTGAAAAAAGGCTTAAATTTAAAGGTACATGTCAACAGAAAAATATTCGATAGACGCTCTTAGTGAATTAGGAAATCTCGATGAAAAGGGGAAGCCAGAAAAGAGCCGCTTAAAAGATGTCAATAGTGCTCTAAGCATTTTTAGAAGCCTTCAAAAAGCGGATGAAGCTTCTTCGATTAACAGGTCGAGGGTAGATTCTATGTTTGATGGAGCTAGTCCCTATGATTCTAAACGCTTAAATGCTAGTGGTCAGGGTCTAAAAACCAATCTGAATTTTGGAGAAGCTCAAAGATTGTTGGATATTTCGTTATCTGCCTATGTGGATTTATATTCTTCACTAGAAACACTTGTTGAAGTTAGAGGAACACAGGGTCAGAGATCAGAGATCAAGACTCAAGAGGATATTGTTTCTGAAGAGTTGACCCATATGTTGCGGAGTTGGCCTGAGTTTCACAATAGTTATTTGCGTTTGTGCACGACTTTTGTGAAGCACGGTACGGGAGTGGCTTATTTTGACACCCCCGATGACTGGAAGTTTAGGGTAGGTAGTTTTGCGGATATTTTGATACCTAGGCAGACTCCCGCTGATGAAAACTTTGTGGATATAGCGATTGGTCGTAGGCAGTATCATTTGCATGAGTTGTTTGGCTTCATAAAAAATGAGAAGGCTGCGAAGAGTGTTGGTTGGGATATTGCGGAAGTTAAGCGTGTAATCATGGAAAATGTGACTACGCAGGGTAGAACAGGAATGAACTACACTTCTGATTGGGAGTCTTATCAGGCTGAGTTAAAGAACAATGATCTTTATCACAGTTATCAAAACCCTACAGTATCTGTTTTACATTTTTGGGTACGTGAGATGGATGGGTCTGTTTCGCATTTTATATGTGCGGAGGACAAGCCTAAGAAGTTCATGTACGAGAAGATTTCAAGGTATGAGAAGCCTGAACAAGCGTTTGTGATGTTCACGTATGGTGTTGGCTCGAATGGCACTTATCACTCTATTCGAGGATTAGGGCATCGTATATTTAATCACATCCAAACAAGTAACAGGTTGCGCTGTCAGATGATAGACGGTGCGATGTTGGGATCGGCTGTGATGATACAGCCTGAGAACCAAAGGGCATTGGATGAACTCAGTTTCACGTATTACGGAGCATATGCGGTGCTGTCGCCAAACGTGAACATTATTGAGAAGGCAGTGCCTAATTTGAGCACGGCAGTGCAACCTGCCTTAAATGATATTACGAATCAGTTAGCCCTGAACACTGATACAGTGAGCACGTATGGTTCGCAACAAAGTTCTCCGTATCGTAACAAGATGCAGGTGGTGGCTGACATGGATGTGGCTACTAGACTGTCTGGAGCTTCGTTGAATTTATTTTATGCGAGTTGGACCAGGTTGATGAAGGAGATTGTCCGTAGGGTTGTTGAGAACAAGCGTAGGGATGGTGCGGTTAAAGAGTTTTATGATCGGTGTGCAGTGCGAGGAGTTCAGGAATCATTTATCAAGACGTTGGATATTAGTCGGACTAAAGCCGTTAGATCAATTGGTAGTGGTTCACAAGCGAATAGGTTTACTGCATTGCGAGAGTTGCAAGCGGTGTCTGGTCAGTTTGATGAGACGGGTCGTAAGAATTTGACTCGTGACATTGTGGCAACTCGTGTTGGTCATGATTTGGCTGACAGGTATATGCCACAGCAGGAGCAGGAGCGACCTACTATTGATTTGAAGATCGCTTACTTTGAGAATCAGGATATGATGGAAGGTAAGCCAGTACCTGTTGTACCTAATGAGTTACATGCGACGCATTTGCAGGTGCATTTACCGACATTGAATCAGTTATTGCAGCAGTTGGATGAGGGTGTTGCTGACCCAGTGCAAGCATTCCCTGCTTTACAGGCGTTTTATGATCATGTGAGTCAGACGGTTCAGGCATTGGCGGGAGATCCGATGCAGAAGTTGTTAGTTGGTGAAGCGAAGCAGGTATTGAACTTTACTCAGGAGATGATTTACAATACTTCTCAGAAGATTGAGAAGATGAAGCGTGAGCAAGCTGAAGCGGGAGGTCAGGAGCAGTCGGGTGATGCTGCTATGGCAGCGAAAATGCGAGAGGCTGAAGTGAAAAATAAGATAGCTTTAGACAAAGCAAAACTTGACATGGAAATAAAGCAAGCCGAGTTTGAGCAGGACTTAGCCATTAGAGACGCAAAAAATGCGAGAGAGCTAAGTGAACAGAGTTAAATATGCCAAAAAAAATATCCTTGCCTATTCCTTTGGATAGGTGGTTTAAAGATGTCCAAAGAATTGAAGAACTGCGAACTGTCCTGGAATCTGAGGCTTTCCAGACGGCAGCAGCAACTCTTAAAGAGTCAGCAGGACCAACTTATGGAGGAGTCTCAACCGATACAGGAGTTAACAGCAACCGTCACGCATGGTACGCTGGGTATCGTGATGCTTTCAGTGATTTACATAAACTGACAAAAGTCAGAAGTACAAACACAACAAACAACCAAATAGCAGAAGAATGGATGCACATTCAGAAACCGCAACAGTAGAAGCCCCTGTAGCTGAACAGCCAACCGATGCTTTGGAATCTTTACCAGAGCAGTCATCAGAATCTAATGTATCTTTTATGGATGCAATAGAAAATGCGTTTAACCCAAAGCCAGAGCCGACACCTGAACCAGTATCAGAGGAGCCGCCAAAACAGGAGGCGCAGCCTGAAGTACAAGCGGAGGAACAAGCTGCTGCAAAAAATGTTAAAGAAGTCACCGAAGAAGTTAAGCAAGAGGTTGCAGAGGATTCTTCTTCCGAAGGCGAAGAGCCTGTTGAGAGCCTGACTGAAAATTTACAGGATTGGACACCTAAAGCGGCTAATCGCTTTAAGGAGTTGAAATCTGAACTTAAAAACAATCGTTCTGAGTTAGAGGAGTTGAAGCAGTTGACTAAGGAGCAGACATCTCAATTGATGGAGATGGCTAGTTTGGTTGAGGATCGTGATATAGACGCTTTGAAGGATAAGGTGGCAAAGTATGAGGAACAACAAGCCTTCACAGATCTTGAATCAACTGAGGCGTATAAAGAGGTGATCTCTGAACCTTTGAACAACATCCTTGATCAGGCAATAGCGATTTCTGATCATTATGATGTAGAGGGGGATGTTATTATTGATATAATGTCCTTAGACAATCCTGAATTGCAGGATGAAGCTTTGGATCAACATTTCCCTAATATGTCAGCAAGGGATAAGGCGAAGGTGTATAGAATGATTGAGGACATTGAGCCTATTTTGTCGCAGAGGCAGGAGATGTATGAGAATGTGGATGTGGCGTTGAACGAGGCAAAAGCTTTGGAAGAAGAGAAAATGAACAATGAGTTGGCTGAAAAAGTGCGTGTACGTCAGTCTGTTTCAAAGAATGTGGTGCAGCGTGTGAAGGAGAAGTTGCCTTTTATCACAGGACTAGAGGGAGTAGATTTAGATGGGATACAAGAGAAGGCATCTTCATTAGATCCTGCTGTTGTACATCCAGTTGATTTCGCTTATGGGAGTGTAGCCGGGGACTTGTTGCCGAGGGTTGTCCAAGAATTTTTTACTCTTCAGAAGGAGAACGAGAATTTGCTGTCAAAATTAGCTGAATATGAGGAGGCTGAACCTACAATGTCAGGAGCACCTGTAGGGGATGGTAAGGCAAAATCTAGTGGGGTTAGGGGTGATATGTCCTTTGAGGAGGCTGTTTCGGCAGCTTTCGGAGGTTAGTTGCATAATTTACAAACATAGTTTATTTTAGCCTGTCATGGCTAGATTTATCAAACGACGTAAAAAGAGAATTCCATTAGCTGCTTCAGCAGCACGATCACAACAAGACAGAGATACTTTTTTTGGGGGTAAAGCTTCTGCACTTTCTGGTTCAAAGAGTACGAGAGGTGGTCGCCCAGTAGGTAGGGACCGTAGGTCAGCAGCAGCAGTAGCTTCTGCGGGTGCCCCTATTGTAGCTAGCAAAGCGTCTGCTGCTCCAAAAGCCGAAGAAATGGATGACAAGATTGAGTCTACTGTTTCTAAGTTGGCAGAACCTGCTATGGAGATTCCCCAAGAGGCGAAAGATGTGTATGAAGGTTTGCAAGATAAGCCTGTAGAAGAGTCTATGGAAATGCCTGATTATGCAAAAGAGGTGTATGAAGGACCCGCAGAGGAATCTATGGAAATGCCTGATTATGCAAAAGAGGTGTATGAGGGTGCTCCTGATAAACCAAAAGGTATTATTGAGAGTATGATGGGGAGGTACCCAAAATTTTCGGAAGCTTATAAAGGCATGGCGGAGAACAGAGCTTTGAATGAGCAGTTGAAGGAAAAGTATCCCGCTCCTCCAGTAGCCAATCAAAGTTTCAAGGGCATGGATTCAGCAGGTCAGACTGTTTTGGAAGATGCTCCTGATAAACCAAAAGGTATTATTGAGAGTATGATGGAGAGGTTCCCAAAATTTGCTGAAGCTTATAAAGGCATGGCAGAGAACAGAGCTTTGAATGAGATGCTTAAAAAAGAAATGGATCGAGCTGAGATGAGTAAAAGAGCCGCTGATTTCTTAGGCTTCATGGAGGATAAGCCGATAGAGGCAGTGCCTATGCCAATGCTTCAGCAAGATAGTAGTTTTGAGAGTAATATGCCAATAATTCAGCGGGAAGGTGGTATCACTATTGATGGTAAAACTTTAAAACCAGTACCTATGCCAACATTAAAAAAAGCCAAACCTAAAAGTTTCTTTGGGAATCTTTTTTCCCGTATCGGAAAAGATAGAAATTTATCGGCTCTTTATAGATAATGGCACGGTTCAAAAGACTTCCTTCAGGTAAGATTAGTTACTTAGGGGAGACTTTCCCTGGTTTCAATAAACCAAAGAAAGCTCCTTCGGGTAGCAAAAAGAAGTTTTTTGTTTTAGCTAAGAGTGGGGACAAGATTAAAAAGATTGGTTTCGGGCATAGAGATTATAAAGATTTCAGACAACACAAAGACCCTAAGAGGAGAAAGAATTTTAGATCTAGACATAACTGTGATACAGCTAAAGATAAGTTAACTGCTCGTTATTGGGCTTGTAAGAAACTTTGGTAATGCCTAAAAAGAAATCAACAGTCAACAAAGCAGGTAATTATACGAAGCCAGGAATGCGAAAGGCTTTGTTTAAAAAGATTATGGCAGGTTCTAAAGGTGGCAAACCAGGACAATGGTCTGCACGGAAAGCTCAAATGCTTGCTAGAGAGTATAAAAAGAGGGGTGGAGGCTATAAATAATGTCTTTAAAGAAGCCTCAGAAGTCATTAAAAGCTTGGACTAAACAGAAATGGCGTACTAAGTCGGGTAAGAAGTCTTCTGAGACAGGAGAGCGTTATTTACCTGAGGCTGCTATAAAATCATTATCTTCTGCTGAGTATGCTGCTGGAACTCGTAGGAAACGAAAAGCGACTGCTTCAGGTAAGCAGAGAGCTAAATACACTAAAGCTGAACGTGCAGCTTTCTTAAAATCTTCTTATAAAAAGAAAAAGAAAAAGAAAAAATGAAAAAGAAAGATTTCAAACCACACATGATGTATGATCCTAAGACTGGTAAAGGTGTTAGGGCGGGTACTTATAAAAAGCACCTTGAGTTAAAGAAGAAAGGGTATGGTCATACCAAACCTAAAAAGAAGCGTAATTCTTTTTCTGAAGCCGTAGAATCTAGACTTAAAAAGAAAAGTGGATACTAAAACATTATTATCATTAGGAATAGGTCTTGTAGTACAAGCCGCAGGTATAGTTTGGTGGGCTTCTAAATTACAATCAGATGTTCAGCACAATGATTTTCAAATACAGATGATTGCTAAAGATGTTAGTGAGAACTCAGAGTTTGTTAAACTTTGGCCCGCAGGTAAATGGGGGTCTGGATCTTTACCATCAGATGTAAGGCAAGATTTAAAGATAGGTATGTTAGAAATGGATATGGACAAAGTAATGTCAAAATTATATAACGGAGTGCCGAAGGATCATTGATGTGAAATGGCTGTTAACAGCCCTGTTTTGTAGTATATCCCCATTACTTCAAGCAGATGATCATTGGGGAACCGTACCTCCAGTACCTGAAATAATTATAGAACATGACATCTATAGTGGGTGGATAACACTTGGTTGGGTATCAGACTCTACTTTTGATCGACCTATTTGGTATATTGTAGAGGTGAAACAGGTAGATCAAGATGGTATTATAGATCCAAAGTTTCTTTGGCATAGGCCATTTGTACCTATACGTAGCAATTTTAACGAGTATATTTCGTTTAGACTACAATACAAAGACTCTAACGGTAATATCTACGATTGGATTCGATCAGAGATGTTTAGAGTTAGGGTAATGTGGGGAGCTTAAATGAAACAATTAATTAAAGATATTATTACACCTGAAGAAGCAGATATTCTTGCTAGGCTTGCGAAAGAAGAGAAAAGAAAAGACCCTATACTTCCTTCTAGTATTATAACAAAAATCAAAGATGTTATAAACTCAGAGGTAAAAGCTTCTTGGGAGTCCCCTGCTTACTTTAGATTAGAAAATTTAGGTAGGGCACACGATTGGCATTTAGATACAGGGAGTAAAAAACACATGCTTTGGTGTAAGTATGGTTGTTCTATTCTTTTAAAGAACAACAAAGAGGCGGGATATCTAGAGTATAGGGATGGTACGAAGATACTTCCTGATGAGCATTACTGTAGTTTAGCAATCCATAGTAGTGATGAAGAGCATAGAACGGTGCACCAACCTTTTGGGAGGGTGGCCTTTTTAGCTTTTTTGAAGTAATTAATCTTCAACTACATCAAGACCCACACAGATCTTAGGTGGTAATGGTGTTACGTGAGTTTCAAGATTAACTCTTACTGATGGGTTAGTAAATGGTATCGGTAATCCGATTGTAGCATCAGTTGTGTTACAAGAAACACAAGAAAAACCTAGTGAAACGATTCCAATTGATAATATAAGTTTCTTAATCATAAGAGTATATAAGCTATTTTCTTAAAGAATCAAGATTAATAAAGTAATCAACATACTTATAATCAACCAAATAGGTATGCCGTTGAAAGGGTTACTGTAAAACATCCTTTAAATTAACTAAAAAATAGTGGTTTGCATGGTTATTTTTTTTGAGTTATACTAATAGGGTACACAAGTACGGTTGCTCTAGCCATTAATTAGTTCAGTTCTTGTTGCAAATACATACAATTTTGCTGGTTGCTCTAGCCTTTGAATTAGTTCTAAGAAGTAAAATTCACAATCGTGAAATAAGATCGGCTCCCTGATCGACAGGGGAGGGGTCTGCTTTTTAACCTTATTAACGCCCAATAGGGCACAACTATTATTTATTAATTATGTCTACATTTGACTTAGGCAGTACTGGAATAACTGCCATTAATACAATCTTGACTGAGGAAGCTAATAGAATTGGTCAGGATATTCATTCTAGAACATTGCATACATCTCCTTGGATGGATTTAATGAAACAATCCGCATTCCCTGATGGAATGGGATATACACTTACCACTTTGATTTACGATAGGGTTATCCCACGTACAACTTCAGGTGGTACTACTGTAGGAGTAAACTGGAACGATGTTGCGGGATCTACTTTAGGAGCTAACACTTTTGATACGACTACGGGTCAGTCTTTAAAAGACGCTGCATCTGCTATCCCAGGCACAAGAGGTAATGATCTCAATGCTGATGCTGATACAGGTGACTCAGGTGAGTATGGTGACCAAAGAGCATTCTTTGACTTCAACAAGCAGTTGAAGCAGTACAACCTTAAAAAAGCTGTTATCGAGTCCCCACGTATTTCACTAGATGATTTACGTTTCGCTGCTCATCGTAATGAGCAACTTAGAGCGATTATGGATCAGATGACTAATGCTACAAGGTTTACTTGGGAGAATCGTTATCGTGATGAGTTTGACCGTGTTGCAAAGAACATTGTTCTTTGCTTGTCTTCAAGTTCTCAGTATTTAACAACTGCTTTTGATTCTGACGCAGGTGCAGGTGCGGTAGCAGCTAGCTTTGACACTTTACAGACTTCACAGTTTGACGTTAAAGCTAACTTTGACCAAAGCTCACCAGCTGGTGATGAGGATTACACTCCGTCTGCTAACATCTCAAACGCAGTTCTTGATAAAGCTTATTTCCAGCTTGTCCGTAAGGGTGCAGGTAGTAATGCTTATGGTCGTGAGAATGGTCGCCCAGTGTTTGGACTTGTCCTTTCATCTGAGGCATCTTATACACTCAAGACTGAGGCAGGATTCCGTGATGATGTTCGTTACAACAATGCGGCAGTAAGTGATCTTATTGCTCCGTTGGGTGTTGAAAAATCATTCAGAGGTTTCTATCACTTAGTTGATGACATGGCTCCTCGTTTTGATATTAGTGGTGCTGGTGCTTTAACAAGACAGCAGCCATACACTTCAGCAGGAGATCTTAATTCTTCTTATGAATCAGCACTTTATGAAGTTGCTTACATCATTCACCCAGACGTTTGTGAGTCACAGATTCCAAACCCACTGAGTGGAGGTAATGGTATCACTTTTGATCCTATGACATACAGAGGTGACTTTAAGTGGACTAACATTGCAGACGCTGTCACTAACCCTGATTCAGATCGTGGGTTCTTCAGAGGTGTTCTAGCAAGTGCTACGAAGCCAATCAAGACCGACTTCGGTTACGTGATTCTCTTCAAGCGTAGTGGCTCTGGTTCAGAAACACCTGCTGCTGTTTAATCTAAAGTGGGGTTCCCGTAAAAAGGAACCCCACATAATATTAATTTTAACTTTTAAAAAATTATGCCAACTTTAGATGATGCACCAACTAAGTCTGTTCCTAAATTAGCTACTGCTGATTTATTGAACGCAAATGCAGGAGATGCTAGTAAAATAGCTTCTCAAGATTTGATTCAAATATATGATCAGTCTGAACAAGTAGCTAAAACTATAACAGTAGCTGATTTAGCTGCTGCCATAACAACAGGTACTTTGACCGCTACTTCTTAGTAGTTGAGTAACAATCCACAATAATCCCCGATCCTCTTGCAAAAGGAGGGGATCGGGGTTATTTATTTATTTATTTATTTATATATTATGGCTGAAGAAAATTTAGACGAAGAAGTCATGGCTGAAGAAGCTGTTGAAGAAACTCCAGAAGTTCAATTACCTAGTGAAGAAATACTAGAACAGATATTTGAAGTAATTGCAGGAACTGAGTTTAATGATGCAGATCAAGGTCATTTAGCTGTTATGCAGCAAATTATTTTATTATTACAGCAAGACCCTGGTCTTTCTGAAGAACTTGCCTCAGGAGATATGACTGTATCTCAATTTGCTTTGAAACTCTATAGGGATATGGAAGAGCAAGCAGGGGGTGAAGAAGTTGAATAATGGCCCAATCATTAACATCTTTAACATTGGTCCAACAGTTGTCGGCAAAAGTCGGTTCAACGAGTGGTATTCAAAGCTCTATTCCTGTGGGGGGTACTAACGCTTATTCTTTATCCTCAACTGATGCAGATATAATTTATAGTTTCCAAATAACTTTTGGGAGTAATGATGATCAAGTTAGTTGGGTACTTTCAAATGGATCTGTCACACAGACTTCAGGTGGGAGTGATGCTGTTATAAAAGGAGCGGGAAGTACTACTTTCGATGCTGCGGGAACAGCTCTTCCTTCGATGACTAAAGTTGTTTCTATATATTATGAGGTCCCTTCAACTAATTCCCAATGGGTTAGAGCTAATGGCCCCAACGATGAAACAGGTGACATAAAACTTTTAAATGGAGCAGCTAGATCTGCTCTGTTAGTCCCTCAGTACACTATTCAAGGTAGTGAAGCGGTGGTGTTTACTTGTGGAGGAGCTGCAACTATTACAGTTGTTTGTTTAGCGAAAGATTAATTTTACATGGCAACGTCTCCTAATAAGCGTCAAAGAATAATACAATTTACAACTCCCAAGGTTTCTGACCTAGTTGTAGTAGAGACTGTAGATGCTAGTAGGAATGTATCATCTTCGGATAGCGCTGATAATGTTCCATATGGAACAGCACATCCTAATAGTGCAAAGTTCCCTAACTTCAAACTAGCCTTAATTAAAAACGCTGACACTTCGCAAGGACAGTTTCAGTTATGGTATTATATAAAAGATAGGGAGAAGCAAGATGATTATAATTGGGAGTATCAAGCCGCTGGCGTTGGTTCTGCTCGTTATGATTCCGTAGTCCGTACTTATGTACTACCAAGGTATGGGTCTGGTGCTAATGGTGCTCCAGCTACGGGAGAAGTTGCTGGTACAGATTACTTTGAAGAGACAGCACCTGCACTTAACACAGCGATGCCTACAACAATCCATGACCCTTTTGGGCAAGGTGTTGGCCCAAATGTTGTTGGGGAGATTGAGGCTTCCACTGATTTTAATTATGTACTTTTTGAAAAGAAGCAGGTTCGGTCAGGTGATGAAACGTTAGACTCTTTATATGTTGTAGAGCAGAGAGTTTATGTAAAGAAAGTACCTATAAGAAGAGTGGATCTTGACCCTCAATTTTCTGTTCCATTACGTTCTAAAGAAACTATTTATTATAAAGACGAGGTTCTTAAAAAGACTACAGAGTTTAAAGAGCCTAATGATTCAATGAGTGTGTTAGACCCCTCTGTTACTGTGGATCAAGCAGTTAAGAAGGGGCATTCTCAGTCAGATATTTGGGGAACCTTTAGGGAAGCTGATACTGCGGGAACGAGTTACTTTGGTATCTTCAGAGAGGTCAGACAATTGTCTAATAATTGGTTTGCTGTTGCTGAAAGAGAAGTTATCAAAACACAAAAAAGTGGTTCTCCTGCTACTGAAGGGTTAGTCAAAGAGTATTACACCACGCAAGATTATACTTGGCCCGCTGTCTTAGATACTTCTAATGGTGGTCCTGTTGATGCTGAAAGTTGGCAAAGAAAGGAGAACAAGGGAGCAGATACTGTAGTATATCCTGTTTATAAAAGGGATACTTACAGAGGACCTACTAAAATGTTGGTTCAGTTGTTTTGGAGTGCAACACCTTATGGGGAACCTGTCTCTGATTCTTTTACGTCTACAAACCTACAGCTATTAGTCCCTATGCTGCCAAGACCTGTGCAGTATAAGACTCCAATAGTAAGTTTAAGTATAAAGCCCACACTACACCCCGATATATTTTTGACGGCTACTTCAGGGACAAATCACCCTATATATGAATATACTGGGAGCACGAGAGTTTTTACATCCACAGGAGATTATACAGACTGGCCTTCTAGTATAGTTATTTCAGATTCACAAAAACCCTTTAGGGGAGGTTATTTAAGAGAAAGGCTTACTGCTTTCCCTCCTCATAACACTTAAAATGTCTAAAAAAGAAGATCCAGGTTTTCAGCCCACTTTTCAGGGCAGTGGGCCTTTTGGGCCAGGTAATTATCAAGAGACACCAAACGTAGGTACTCCAAATTTTAAAGATCTTCCTATTAGCAAGATAACAAATGATTATGATGAAGGAGGCTTTTCAGAGACTCCACGTATTCCTGGTGATGCAGGAGCTTCTGTAACTCTTCCTTTCCAGCCTAATGTTTATCAAGAGGGTAATAACTTTTATTTTGAGTTCACTACCGCCGGAGTGGTGTTTCTTCCTGTAGCAAGAGCTTCAGGAGGATTTTGGCATAACTCTTGGAATGATGCGTGGCCTTTCAGACCCACTATGGTGGATTCTTCAGGAGGCTCTGCTAGAGCAATTAATGATGCTGATGCTTTTGGAGGATCAACAGTTAGACGACCAAGACTTCAATTAACCGATGGGGAGAATCATATTATATATTTAGAGGTAAATTATCTTTCAAATGATGAATCTTTAGCGGCTCGTGTGGCAGGAGATGGTACGTATGCAGGTATCAGATCTCAAATACCTCAATTAAAAGTAGGCCCTCGTAGTTCAGGAGATGATTCTGTTATGGAAACAGTTGCAGAATCAGCAGACAACGGCAATGATTCTAGCTTTGCTTCCCACCAACATGATATTTCAGACCCTAAAACTATAAGTATGGTTGATAATATAGGTGCTCCTTTTGGTTCAGGATCAAGTTCAGGACTTACTCCATATACATATGTCCCATTGCTAGAGAGAAATTATTTTGTTAACGCAGCTCCTGAGATAAAAGTTGTTAAACAAGCTGACTCTGACACAGACGATGTTTTTTCAGTTAAGCATGACTCTTGGAGGAACACCGATGCATCACGTAAGTTTGTTTGGGGGTCTATAAGCTTTGATGATACTACAACCCCTTCAACCCCTATAATAGAATGGTGGAGATACGACTGCCCTACTTATGTGCGAAGTAATCATGTGATTGATGGTAATACTAACCCAGATAGGGTGCCTCCTTTAGACCATACAGCTACTGATGATACCGCACAATTAGTGGCTCCAAATGCTACAAACACAGGGTTAACAGGGATTGTGTAGATGCAGAAGATAGGAGAAGGGTACTTAACAGCTAGTATTTTAAATTCTTTACATAGTTTGCGGGATTTGAAGGTGGATTTCCTACCTCAAGAGACAATTGACAGCCTAAATAAAGGGTGGGATAAAGAGAATCCAGCTAAAGTTTATATTGCACCAGGCAGATCTTCTCAACTTTTAGAGGGGAGACATAGATCTGCGTACTTTGTTTTGATTGGAAAACCTGAATATATAGTCCCTGTATCTTTTTACACAGATGATTAGACCCATTTCAATGGGTTGAATTGCTTTGTAAAGCACTTATATTTAAATGTGCCAGCTAAAACTACAGAGCAATTATTTGCTACCCATTCTCAATATTTAGACGCTTCTTCTTCGGAACAAGAAGATTTCCGTAATGCTTTAAACGAGGTCATGCCCCGTATTTACAAGATGGGGTATTGGAGAGAGATGCTTGTAGAACACACACAAGATGCTTCTGAAGGGTATGTGTCTTTACCTCAAGACACTGATTCTATAGTAGCTGGAATATTAGATAATAATCCATTACCTACCCGTTCTTTATGGCATGACTATAAATTGTTTGGGACAAATGATAATGATAAGACCGATATGTCTGCTTTCATTGATGATGGCTACGCACCTACTTATAGAGATCTTGATCCCGCAGGAAAGTATGATTTCAAAGTAGTTTCTTTGAAAGCACCTTTTAAGTTTTTTCTTCCTTATGAAGGACGATTTACGTACAGGTATAGAAAATTTACAGATAAAACTGACTCATTAGCTGAGATACCTGCGAATAGCGTATTGGAAGGGTTTTCTTATAATGAGTCTATACATAATTTAGAAAATGAAACAGCACCCTCTGATGGATCTGATGCAGACCTTTTTGTTATAGCAGCAGACGCAAATCAAGTCTTATCTATTAGTTGGACAGATATAAAAGTAGATGCCCCTGTTAGGATAATAGGCAGGTACATGGGTGAGGCTTCTTCGTCATCAGATGCTCAAGACGCAAGTAAAGACGTACATCTTGTGGATATAACAACAGATAACGGATCTTCTAGGTACAGGAGATTTAGAGTAGGCGGTACTGATTCTACCTCAACAGCTCACATGCTTTTAAAACGTAAGTGGGTAGATGTAGATAGTACTTCTGATTTAGTACACATGCCTTCTAACGCAATTTTAAAACATGCTCTTTTAGGTAAACTTTCAGAAGATAACGCTGACATTCAAAGGGCTTCTTATCATTGGGGTTTAGTAGCACAACTTTTAGAAACAGATACGGATTCATACAGGGGGTCTGCAAAGCCGACTTTACATGTTGCCCCAGGGGGAATTGGTGCGGGCATGTCAGGAATGTATTAAACAATTTAACAATAAAACAAACAATTATATTATGGCTGAAATATCACCAATAGTTTTAAAGAGAGGTAAATCAGTTAATGTAGCTTTAGCATTTGCTCCAAGTGATGCAAAGCCTGTTGCAAATGGAGCTGCTTCAGCAGGAGCAGATACTGTAACGATTGATGCTTTGAATAAGTTTATACCAGCAGCTACTACTGTTTTATTTTCAAGTGGGGCTACTATTATCTTATCACAAGACGCACTTGTAGGAACAACCACTCTAACTTCTGATGGTTCTAGTGCGAATGACCTTAGTGGAAATATTGCAGATGATGAAACGGCTGTTGTTCCATCTAAAAACTTTTACACCTCAGACGCTCAGTTTACTGCTAGTTTAGTTATTCGTAGGAAAATAGGAAACTCTTTTAACGGGCCTATTGTAGATACACTGACTAGTAATACAAGTGGTAGTAATCAAAACTCTACAGGCAGGATACGATTCCCAAATATTGGAAGCACAAGTAGTTTACCTAATATAGTTCTTTATTGGAGTGGTGCTCAGTCTACTAAATTACCTAATGAAGATGTTACAGTCTTTGGGGACTTACAAATAACAGATACCGATACGGCCTCTACTGAGGTAATACACTCAATACGATTAAGATTTGATATCAAAGCAGAAATTATATAATGGCTAACGAAGTAGTTAAAGTAACCGAAGTCACCAACGTCATAACAGCGAGCCTCAATGATGGCTCGTTTAATCTTTTAGCGGGTGGCACTATAGGAGGTAACCTACAATTAGGAGGTACTTTAACTGTAGGGGAAAATGATTTAGGCCACGACGTAAAGTTCTTCGGAGCTACAAGTGGTAAGTATTTACAATGGGATGAGAGTGCTGATAAGCTGATCATAGCGGGGGATTTGGATGTAACAGGAACCACGACTTCTTTCAACAGTACAGTGGTCACCATTGACGACCCTGTATTCACCATAGGTGGTGACACGGCTCCTTCATCTGATGACAATAAAGATAGGGGTATTGAGTTCCGTTACCATGATGGTTCTACCCCTAGAGTTGGATTCTTTGGTTATGATGATTCTGAAAGTGCCTTTACGTTTTTAACTTCGGCTACAAACAGCTCAGAAGTTTTCAGTGGTACGTTAGGTAATTTAAAAGTTAACACTGTTTATCATGGTGATGGTACTGCTTCATCCCCAAGTGTTAGATTTAATTTAGATAGTGATACAGGAATATTTCGACCGACTGCCAACACTTTAGCATTTACCACAGGAGGCACTGAAAGAATACGCCTTCATTCCGACGGCAACATAACGATTGGCGGAACAGCAGGGCAAGCAATGCTCCAGCTTGAAGGTGGAGATGTTCGTGTAGATAACACAAGATCCTTCTTAACAGAAACAGCAGGGGGTGGAGTTATAGCTGCCGTCTCAATGAACTCTTCTGACAACCTTACATTTGGTGATGGCAACTTTGTCATTGATGTAACAGGTACAGCGGAAAGAATGAGGCTAGACAGTAATGGTCGTTTAGGGTTGGGAACCTCGACACCTGAAGCCATGCTTGACATAAAAACAGCATCTAGTGCTTGGGATGTTGGGGCTAGCTTTAATGATAGTGTTGTAAGAATTTCTGGAGAAGCTGATGGAACTAACCAAGGTGGTCTTGGTTTATCCTATACAAACTCAGGTGGTGCTATCATTGGCTCTATACAACATGGTAATGATTACAAGGCAATCACCATGTCTGGTAGAACTTTTAAATTTGAGTATGGTTCAGCTCAACCAAGATTCTTTATAGATAGTGCAGGACTTGCAACATTCTACGGCACAGGCGGTGGGGCTATTACAGTAGGTTCACATATAGATTTAGGGGATAACCAAAGAGTAAGATTGGGCGCAGGTGATGATTTACAGATTTATCATGATGGTAGTCATTCTTACATGATTAACGATGTTGGTCATTTATATATTAGAAACCAAACTGATGACAACGATATTATCTTCCAATGCGATGACGGTAGTGGAGGCACGGAAACTTATTTCCGTTTAGATGGTAGTACTGGTAGAACAGTAGTAGAAAATCACTTTGAGTTTAAGGATACTCACTACGCTTTGTTTGGTGATGGTTTAGACTTACAAATAGGACACGCAGGTGATCATTCTTTTATACAACATATTGGTACAGGTGATCTTATAATAAAAAATCTTACAGACGACAAAGACATCATTTTCCAATGTGACGACGGAAGTGGCGGAGTAGCAGAATACTTCCGTTTAGATGGTGGGTTAGGTTATTTGTTTGTTAGTAAAACTTTAAACTTTAATGACAATGTTCCTGCAACATTTGGCCCATCTGGGGACTTAAATATTAGGCATGATGGAAGTAATTCATTAATAACTAATAACACAGGTAACTTAAATATTACAAATGGGGCTGACGATGGTGACATCATATTTGAATGTGATGACGGTAGTGGCGGTCTAGCAGAATACTTCCGTTTAGATGGTTCTTCAGCAACACATGATGGCAGTGCTACAACATCACTTTACACAAATTGGCCAGACAACTCGTTGATATCTTTAGGTACAGGCAAAGATTTTGCTATGTATCATGATGGCACTAAAACTCTTCTTAATAACACAAACGGCAATTTAGAAATTAGAAACAGTGCTGATGATTCTGATATTATATTTCAATCTGACGATGGTAGTGGTGGGACTACACCTTACTTTACAATAGATGGCGGGTCATCAGTAAATATTTTCCATAAAGCAATATTAAATCCAGACGGCATTTATCATTATTTTGGTAACGGTTATGATTTATCAATATGGCATGATGGAACTAACTCAAATATACGAAACCAAACTGGTGACTTATACATTGCTAATTACGCTGATGATAAAGATATAATATTTCAGTCTGATGATGGTTCTGGTGGAGTAGAAACCTATTTTCGTTTAGATGGTGATTCTGGATACACTAAGGCACATAAAGAAATCCGTATGGATGATGCAATACCACTTCGTATTGGTACAGGTGGTGATGCTCGTTTTATGCACGATGGGGCTAACACATATCTAGATAATTACACAGGTGACTTTTATATTCGTCAAGCTGCTGCTGATAAAGATATTGTATTTAAAGCTGATGACGGTTCTGGCGGAACAGAAACTTATTTTTACTTAGATGGTTCAGCTTCTTCTGGAGATCCATTTACAGTATTCCCTGATAATAGTCAGATTGCATTTGGTGACAGTAGAGATTTAAGAATTGACCATAACGGAACAGATTCATTTATTCAAAACTATGTAGGAAACTTAGTTATTAGAAATTACGCTGATGACAAAGACATAGAGTTTCATTGTGATAATGGCAGTGGAGGGACATCAACTTATTTCTACTTAGATGGTAGTTTCGGTGGAGCAGGTTATCCAACAACTGTATTCCCTAACGACTCATCATTAAGGTTTGGTAATCAAGGGAACCTGCAAATAATCAACAATGGCACTGATTCATTTATCCAAGAAAATGTTGGTGACCTTTACATAAGGCAAAGTACAGATGACAAGGATATTATCTTCCAGTCTGATGACGGTTCTGGTGGAGTAGCAACCTATATAACAATAGACGGAAGTGCTTTATATACTAAGATCCACAAAAACTTTTTACACTTAGATAGCATTTCAAGTTATTACGGAAACGATGCTGATTCGTATGTTCGCCACACTGGTACAAATTTTGAATTAATAAACACAACAGGTGACTCAATAATAAGAAACGACGCTGACGATAAAGATATAATATTCCAATGTGATGACGGCTCTGGAGGCACAGCTCAATACTTCCGTATAGATGGTTCAAGCCACAAAACAATTTTTTCAAAAGAGGTTTTACTTAACGATAGTGTTTACCTAAAATTAGGTGGTGGTGGAGACCTTCAGCTTTATCACGATGGAACGCACAGCAAAATAACTAATAATGTAACTGGCAGCTTATATATTCAGTCACACAATTCTGTTCAAATAGAGAGCGGAAATGGTGAGGACATGATTGTAGCAACTGCTGATGGTTCAGTAAGTTTATTTCATAACAACGTAAAGAAATTTGAGACAACTGCTGCTGGTGTAACGATAACTGGTGACCTAACAGTTTCAGGTAGTACGAACCAAACATTCAACGATCTTACAGTTAACGGCAACCTAACAGTAAGTGGTACGACAACAACCCTAGACACAGCAAATCTGACAGTTGAGGACAAGAACATCATCATAGGTAATGTATCTAGCCCATCTGACACAACGGCTGATGGTGGTGGGTTTACTTTAAAAGGTGCTAGTGATTATACTATTCAATGGACTGATGCAACTAACAGATGGCAATTTAACCAAGGCATTCAAGTCGATGATAGTAGCCGTTTTGTAGTCGGTTCTTCTGGTGATGCTTCTTTTTATCATAACGGAACTCAAACTTATTTAGAAAATGCCACTGGCGATTTAACTATTAGAAACTTATCAGACGGTGACGACATACTTATTCAAACTGAAAATGGTTCGGGCGGGGTAGAAAATTACTTACAGTTCGATGGTGGTGGTCGTGTAATGCGAGCATATAGAAATTTCAGAGCGCAAGATGATGTTTATCTACAAGCAGGATCTTCTGGAGATTTAGAAATTGTCCATACCTCAAATCATTCATACATCAATAATAAGACTGGTGATTTATATGTACAAAATGCAACTGATGATGGAGATGTAATATTCCGTAGCGATGATGGCTCTGGAGGTTTAACAACGTACTTTTATCTTGATGGTTCTTTTGCTGATGGTACGAACACATTTACAGTATTTCCAGATAATCGAAGGATTAGGTTTGGAACTGATCTTGATTTAGATATTCACCATGACGGATCGCACAGTTACATAAGTCAAACTGGTACTGGTAACTTATACCTTCAGCAGACTGTTGATGATGCCGATATTATATTTAAATGTGATAATGGCTCTGGAGGCACAACTCAATACTTCCGTTTAGATGGTGGCGAAGGAATAAATATTTTTTCAAAAAATGTTAAATTAATTGACAGCATTCAATTAAACCTTGGCGGTGGAAACGATCTTCAACTGTACCATGATGGCAGTAACTCTTATGTCACTAATGCAACTGGGGGGTTGTATTTTATCAACAGTGCTGATGATTCAGATATTATATTTATGTCTGATGACGGGTCAGGAGGGTTTACTGAATATTTCCGTTTAGATGGTGGTTCAGGTTATTCCATTGCCTCTAAACAAATTCGTTTTGCAGACAGTGTTTTTGCCTATTTTGGTAATGCTAATGATTTACAAATTAGTCACGATGGAACTAATTCAGGCATAACAAATTATACTGGCGATTTTTATATATCTAACTTTGCAGATGATAAAGATGTTATATTTAGATGTGATGATGGTAGTGGAGGATATGAAACCTACTTCTACTTAGATGGTTCTCTTTCATCAGGAAACCCATTTACAATATTCCCTGACAACAGTCGTTTAGGTATTGGCACAGGAGCCGATTTATATTTTAACCATGATGGCACTGACTCATTTATTAACAGTACCAACGGGGATTTATACATTGTTAATCACGCTGATGACAAAGATATAATACTGCAATCCGACGACGGATCAGGAGGGGTTACTGCCTACCTCACACTAGATGGTTCCGCAGGATATATGTGGGCATCTAAAGCAATTAGATTTGCCGATAATGTAAATGC